GGCCCGCCCAATCTACCAAGACCTCTCCTTAATCCTCCCATCATGCCACGGCCTCTAAACCTTAGGCCTCTCATTGCGCCCCTGGCTCCACCGTATCTTCTATCAAATCTTGACTGAATTGCCCTGTTTCTTGCATCAGGAGTAAGATCCGAGATCATACGAGGATCATATCCACCAGTTGCAAAGTTCTCTGCATAGGGATCTCTGGAGTTAAGAGGTAGAGGACCGATTGGGGCCATGTATTGTGTGCCGGCGTTCATGTAAGTATCAGCCATGCCTCCTAAATAATCCGGCCCCGTTATGAACCCACCTAGGCCAGATGCCAAGTCACCAATACCGCTAGTAAGTCTTCCTCCCATTCGTCCCAATCTGCTTGTTGCTCCACGGAACCTACCACCTACTGATCCAATTCTAGAACCAAATCCTCTTCTGAAGTCTCTACGTTGACGTTGTCTTCTTAAATCAGCAGCTCTTTGGTTTCTTTCCTCGGCTCTAGATGCAATAAAATCTCGTCTAGTTGGCGGACCGTAATCTTCGCCAAATTGGGTTCTCCCTCTTACATCTACATTAGACCCTGTTACTCTACCTCCAGGACCTCTAGAACCACCTCTATAACTAGCCCCTCCTGATTTAAAGTACACAGGAACAGCGTCCCGCATTATAATAATAATCTGATTGAACTTACGGATTACTTCACCTTGCCAGCCAGTAAACACACCAGGTCTTGCAAGGTCGGGATTACCAGATTTATAATCTACGTCTATACTTCTTTCTGTTATTCCAAGTAATCGATTTAAAACACTATTTCCTCCTCTTCTTGCCGCGCCTATGAGTCCCGTTCCTCTTCTTCTCCCTTGAGTTATATTGCTAATGCCCCCTCTTATTCTTCTTGCTCTAGTCTGAGTTCTATCCCTGAGGTTTCTATTTATGCCTCCAAGAACACCGCCTCTTTGACCTGTTGCAAGATCAAACCCTCTATTTGCAACTGCCAAACCGGCCAATCCGCTAAATAAAGCTATGCCACCCGGCCCACTTTGTCCTATGGCCAGGAACGCCTTCTTAGCTATTTCAAATACAAGGGTAATTAGCGGAGGAATCAATCCTGCTATCTGAGATACAATGTTTCCGAGTACAGATCCAATAGCCGCAGCATCTAATCCTTGTATATATTCTGATACGGTATTTATTAGACTCTTTATTCCATCAAAGATGCTGGTAATAAGATCATTAATCGAAGAGGAGTTAAACTCAAAACCTCCAGTAAATATACTCTTAATGCTATCAATGACAGGTACAAAGAACTCAAGAATGCCTTTAAATTGATCAGAACCAAAGAAGTCTCTAATCTTTGCTATAAAGCTCGTGAAGACTTCGACTCCGCTTAGGATTACGTTAAGAGGATCACCTTCTCCAAATACCTCACCAATAGATTTAAATAATACTGCAAATAGACCCTCTTCTCTATCAAATATAGTACCTAAAAGTTTACCTGTAACCTGGAGTAAGTTTCTATCTACGAGAGTTCCATCTAAATTCCTTATCTGAGGACCTATTGTTCTTAGAGCACCAAATAAACCTTGCGGAGAAAATAGACCTTGGATTTCTCTGAATACTGCTTTAATAGGAGCTACTTCTTTAAGCGCAGTTTGATACTCTTGATCGCTTTGTAGCTCTCTGATTACCTTTAAGTATGCGTCTGTCCTTGTTGTGGGATCTATGCTCTTTAAAGCATCAGCATACTTTAATAGAGTAGTCTTAAATCTATTAGATGCAGCTCCACCTGAAGAAAGATCTAGATTGAGTAGATCCTCCACAGACAACTCACCAGACAATCCTCTCTTAATTGCCGCCCCTTCATCTCCTCCAAACAAATCCTTTGATTGCTGGATGAATAAAGCAATGTCTCTAGTCGCGTTAGCAAATCCTCTCTTCCGCTGTTCTGTTGTTCCATCAAAGTCTAAGAACGCAGCAATGTTCAAAGAATCCTTAACAACTTCGCCTGTAATCTTACCCTGAGCCTGTAGATCTAATAGTAATCCTTGGAGGTTCTCTGATACCTCTTTGGATACTTGCCCGTTAAACTTACGTAGTGTGCCTAGTTGTAGCTGTAAAGATCTCTGTAATTGCCCAGTTGTTTCCGCAGTCTTGAGCCCTTGTTGTCCTACTGCGCTATCAAACTCTTTTGTAATCTGGCGAAACGCATTCTTTACTACATCGAGCTTTAGCCCTTGGACTAAGAATTTGTTATCTAGCTCTCTAGATAATTTCTTAAATTCTCCAAGGGCCTTAGTAGTATTGGCCTTAATGTCTAATGCTATATTTGCCATGAGTTATTACGTTCCTGGTGGAATGTACGCCGGAGCGTTAGGATCTATTGACTGTGCTCCACCGGCGTTTCCACCTCCAATAGCACCACATTTTCCTGCATCAAACTTAGTCTTTAAGGCCTTTCTAAGCTCATTAGAACAAGCTCTAATACCGGAAAATATTTCATCTGATTTTTCGATTGTGTCTGTATAGGCCTCATATATATCGTTGTTTGAAATAGAGATTAGTTCTCCGTACTGCTGGCCAAAAACTTCTCTTGCGCATTTGGTAATGTATACAGAGGGGTCGGCTTTAGTTACAGAATTCAAAAATTCATTATAAGAGGCTATTACATTTTTTGTGTTATCAGATATAAATTTTATTCTGTTCTGAAAGACTACAATAGAAGTGAGTCGACCAAGCTTTGGGGTTTTATTTTCAGCAGCTACCTCAAAAGTTTTATCTAAGATTTTTACCGCGTTCTGTTGAGCATTTCGAAGCTCCCAACAAAGAACAGCGGGTTTATTCTCTCTTTCAGGTGGTTGAGTTTTTTCTTCTTCGTTTCCACTTTTGGCCTCGCTAGGAGTTGTTTTTGTTGGAGGAGCAATAAGAGGGATAGCAGTAGGATCGAAGGTACTTACCTGACCATCATTAATCGTCCACTCTGGTACTTTAACCAGCGTAAAACTTACCTCTGCATTAACTAACTCTCCATCATCCCACATCTTCTCTGTGATAGAGACATCCTTCATCACGCATGGACCAAAGCTTCTCTTACCCCATACAAACTCTAAGACCCTGGGTCCGTGCTTAGCGTCGTTTGTGGGGTTCTCTAGGAATAGCTTAAATAATCCTTGCTGTAGGCTCTCTACTTTTCTGCCAAAAACATATCCGTTGAGTAAAACCTTACTAAATTTTAACTCTGGGTTTTTATAACTTGTGAAATGCAAAGGTTGGCCTATGTTAGGCTCATCACTTACGCCCCAGGTCTCTGTGTTTTTAAAATCAGGAGTAGCAGTTAATGTTAACTCGCTAGGATTAAACAAGAACTGCCACATACCGTCTGGGGTCTGCCCACTCGCTTCGTAAGATTCACTCTTAGATCTCTTAGATTGCAGATCAGGAGCAACAGAAGTTGTCAATCCTCTAGGTACATTAAATCCGAATATGTTTGCGTAATCTAAGATCTGATTTATTAGCCCGTTTGCGTTACCTACGTACACAGGGCCGGAAGGAACTTTAAGTAGCTTAGATGCTTGGAGAATAGCCGTATCTACAAAGCTTCCGGTTCTAGGATTTTGTATGAGTTGGTCTGCTAAGAATCTCCCTCCTGCCAATATCCCTTGCTTCCACCCCATCGGAATCTCAGAGGACAGAGAAGTCTGTCTTTTTTCTGCTTCTGATTGAGAAAGAGTTACTTCTCCATTATTTTCTGTTTTAAATGCATTAGAGAAGTAATTGCTATCAAATGATCCCTTTCTATCGTCACCTTGGAAGAAATCTAAGTCAGTGTTAAATGCATCATCAAAAGATGAACCTTCCCAAAGAGAGTCTTCTATGTTCCATACAGGTATACTAGATGAATCTATTGCGTAATTATATGTCCCCTCTGTACTAAATCCAAGGCTAGGACTAAAGTCGTTAATTAATCCAGTGAGAAAGTTAAGGCTAGGAGAACTAGGAGATCCGTTTTGTAATGCTGATTGAGTATTAGATTCAGCTCTTTGCCAAGGAACAATGTATGCTATAGCGTTTCTAAGAGATCCGTCTCCGTATTGCTCAAATACTATATCCTCTAGGTTTTGAGATACGTCTAAGTTCCCACCAAAAAGATTTTTGGAGCTGGGGATGGAGTAAGAGTTCCCTACTTTTATATCTTTAATGTAGTAATCGGGAGGCGGAGCGGGAGTAGAAACGGGCGTAGCTGGTGCTGCTGCAGGAGTAGATCCTGATAGAACATTTCCTAAATTAGAAAGAGCCCCGGTGCTATTAAATGCCGCTTGATACTTACCAGTATCATCGTCCATTATGGTTGTTATTCTGTCACGTTCAACGCCTAGCTTATTATTAAGAGCCTCCTGCTGTGCTGCAGAAAGAGGCTCATCATCTTTAAAGGGATCGTCGTAATAACTAGAAGTTGACCCGGCCACGAAAAACTATATTATCTATCCAATACTTTAAACTGGATCGTCCGAATGGTCAATGCTCCATTTGATTGCGTTCATTACAACTCCTTCTGGCTCCCAGTCCCAGTCTGCAAAATACTGGTTTTTCTTAATAGAGTCAGTCATCCATTGGAACACTGCAGATCCTACGAGTTCTGGCATCCTGGCCAATCGCGATGTGTTTCTCCATACACATTCGTACCTAGATCCCTTAGAGCCATCAAAAGTCTCTACCTCTTTGAGGATACCCAGGACCTTCTTGCGAATGTACGTTTGCTTTGACTTGCTGAGTTTGTGCAGAATGTTCTTCTGAGCAGTAGAATCTCCCCAGTGCGTGCCTTCGGGCTTTTCTGCTCCCCTCTCAGAAACTTTGTTAATGTACTGATCAGCATTGATCTCCTTAGCAAGTTCTTGTAGTTTTTCAATAGAGACTTTTGCATCTTTGTTTACTTCGATAATGCTATCTGGCTTAGATCCAAAGTAAAGACGGGCAACGTCAATACATTGCTTATCCCCATCGAAAGCATAAGCTAGGGCAACAGAGAATCTCTTAGCTTCTTCAAAGTCTGTAACTTTCTCTTCTGTGAATACGATTCCGCGGTGTTTCGGAAACTCTTCTGTACTCGAGAAACTGTTATGGATAACGGTGAACTTGATGCCCAGTTCTTCAGCTCTCTTTTTAATTTCATCAGTGGATTCTCCATTATCAAAATCAATAGCAAATACTTGACAAGACTTGAATAGCGTCTCGATCCTACGAGGTCGTTTCCAATGTGGACACTCATTGAAGATGAATGGTGACCATGTTCTCCCTTGAGAGATTGCTCGAGCTAGAGAAGTAGGAGACACTTTGTCAATGTTAGAACCCAATCGAGCTCCGATAACACTTACCTCATGGCGAGGATTGCCAAACTTATCTACCCAATCTTTATACTGAAGTTTGATACTTGGTTTGTGATCCCAGTTTTCTTCATCGATTGAAACAAGAATGTTATTCATGATACCCCCTATCACTGATTGTCACAATTTGCGGTGAGACCCCCTCCCACATTTTTAGGGTCGTAGTCAGGATCATACAACCACTGGGAGTCACATACTGTCATTGAATTACAAACAAAAGATCGGTCTTCTTCGGAAATTTGATCAATGAGTCGGTTCGCAAGAGCATAGATCTTTTTAGATTCACCCTTGACTGACTCCCAAGTCCTCACAACATAAGGCATCTTCTTGCCCATGTTAAATCCATCGCGCAGACGAAGTACATCGAGAACCATCTCAACACTCAGAGCCACATCTTTACTGGCTTTGGATTCTTGCAGGGCAGCCCAAGCTTTATCTACAGATGTAATAAGTAGCTTACGTTGAGCCCAATACGGATGACGAGACGGACGATTGTTATACTCCCAATCTTGCTTCATCAGCGTACGAAGTTGATCAGCTCGTTTGTCGATCATCAAGAATCGAGTTGCTTCGTAGGCATCTTCAAAACTGTTCAGAGTTAGTTCAGGGAGCCAAGTTCCTTTGCCCTTGCGGTTGCGAATTGCAAAAGCCAAAAGCATGAACCGAAGAAAACTCTCAAGAGCAGCTTTGTGCATCTGAACTCTCATGTATGGGAGCAAAGCCTCTGAGTAAAAGTGAACGTCTTCTCCTTGTTCGCCCTGGCAATGATCCATAAAGAAGTCGGCGCAATCGCGCAACAACTTGATGTACAGCGTCCGAGGATCTACATCGAACTCTTTGCACAGAAACCGAATGTGTGAAGCAGGGTGGAGATCATGCCCCTCTTCTTCGGACATTTCTTCAAGTTCGTATAGTCTGTAGGTGGCAATAGGAGCCAAGCGAGAGATAGCACCAGAGTCTAGATCGTAAGTGAGTTCAGGTTTCCATTCGTTGCAGTTTGCTAGGATAACAGTATTTGCAACAACTTCAACGGCGTCTGTCCCTTTATTTTCAACTCTTTCTGTTCCTCCTGTAACGACTGACTTGAAGCTATGAGCCGTGAGCATAGACTTCAGGCCTTCAGTCGTAAGGTCATCATTGTATGCCAAGTGAGAAGTAATGATCTCTCCCTGATTGAAGCGAGAGCCAAAGTCACCCATGGCGGTGACTTCATAGCCAAGGTATTTCATCGCATCGAGAACTCCGTTAAGGGTGATAGTCTTACCGACTCCAGGTTCTCCAATAACAACACCAGCTTTACGAAATCCGTGGTTGATTACTTCCGCAGTTCCAGGGTGGACAGTTCCGCTCCGGCCAACAACAGCACGGCCAAGAATCAACTTGACCATGTTTGCTTCGTACTTAGGAAAGATCTTTACAATGTCCTCAAACTTCAGATCTCGGATCTCTTTCTTAAACCAAGACTTCTCTGGAATATAAGAAAAGATAGGGCTGGCGGTTGTGTTCTTACCCAGAGTTGTTTCTGGATTGAAGGCGATACCTTGCTCATAGAGTCCTCCGCCCATCTTCTTGTGGTAACGGGCTTTAAGAGTCTGTAAACCAAGAACGTGGTCAACAATATCTGATGCTCGGCCTTGGCGATAGATAACGAGCGGCAAAGCAAACTCTGCTTCTTCTGCGGTTAGTCCGTCGCCATCTTGCCCAGATGCAATACCAAGAAGGGTTTTCTGAATACCTTGAAGATAATCCTCATCGGCAGGCATAGCCACAGAGAACCCGTTAGGAAAATCAATTCCTTTAATCGGAGTAGGATCACCCCATGTGTACAAGCTGTGATAGCTCTGAAGTTTTGCGCTGTAATCGAAACGCAAGATACAACCTTTCTTCTGGAGCCAAGGTGTCAGGCTGTTGTACATCTCCGCAGGAGTACTGGGAGTTAGGGTTGCGAAGGCTGAATCGTGTTCTTTCTCCGGCTTTTTTCTTGGCATAAATCATCTCCACTAGGGAGTTCTATTATAAACCCCTCCAGACGGTTATGTCAAGAGGGGAAGGACAGTTTATTGACAGACTTTATTGATAAAAACTTTCTTAGCGGGATATTGAGCTTTTACCAAACCTTCTAAGAATCTTCGATCTGCAGAGTCTGCTGATAGGGCAAAAGTATGTGAACGATTTTGCTCATCCACATACCGCCCGCTAACTTTGTATTTCATAGGACGCAAATTGTTTTAGTTTTTCCTTGATGTCATCGCGTATGCCTTTGTAAGCTTTGATTGCTTGCCTTACCGCTTTCTTACAGAGTTTATCTTCTCCGCAATCCTTGAGATTTTGTTCTTCATACTTGATTTTTTGCTTCGTATCTTCGTCCCTAACGACGAGTTCTTTGCATTTGTCAAAATCTTCCTTAGGAGCTTCCAAACAGAGCTTTTTGTTTCTCCCTTTAAGCTCAGGGTTACCCTTTTCTTTGCGGATGCGCTCGGCTTTCTTAAAAAAGAGTTGTTTGTCGTGGTCGCTAGTTTTAGAGAGTTCAGGGAGGTACATCCCGTGAGATAGGAGGAACTTCTTTGCGGACTCAAGGTGATCTGGCCGGTTTGATCTATTGTTAGACTTAAGTACTTTTGATAGGTAAGAGGTATCTTTTTCTGAAAAACACCAAGTAGCATCTTCTTCATAGAGATCAAAAAATCGTAATGGTGAACCTGGTAAGAGTCCGTCGCCGATGTCTCCTACCTCTACTTTAACAGTGTAGCACTCTCGTGCTTCTTTAATCTTTAGTCCTTCCTTTCGGAGATAATAGTCAACAACCTCTCTATCTCCGCGCATACGGGGTAACCAAGGTCCTGTATTACACCACAGGATCTCGTCTTTATTTGAGACTAGTCCTTGCCAATCTCCATCAAGAGTACCGAGGAGGACTTGTCGTTTGCCAAGTTTAGATCGCTTAGAAGCATTACGCTTCATCCTTGCGATCTTTCCAGCAATATCATCAGCTTCGAAGAATTCCTTAGAGAAATAGTGGAAGCTAGAGTTTTTGCTATCGATATATTCGTAGCCAATATCTTGTACAAGGATAAAGTTATCTTGCTTAGGAGCTCGGCCAGCTTTATACTCTTGCATCTCTAGTTTGTGTGCTTCGATATGGCGCCAATAGCCTTTGCCATTAACCGAGGCGTCGTCTCCTACAAAACCCTTATAATCATCAGCAATAACTGCTACGTAATCAAAAGGATCTAGCATGTCAGGTCCTCGGTTTAACCGATAAGCCCACATGGCTTTGATAATCTTGCGAAGCAATTGCTCATCACCTTGAGCTACCTCTTCTGCGATATCGTAAAATCCGTTGATAAAATGCGCAGCTACTTTAAAGTCAATAATGTAAATAGGGAGGAGGGGCGAGGTCTTAACCTCAAACACATCCTCCAGTAACTCCGACTTGAAGTCGTAATCAATCAATTAGCAACCTCCATTCGCGTGCTCTTGTGCGAACTGTAATTGATAAGTTCAAAGTCGGTTTCAGGATCTAGGTCAAAGATGGTTTTAAGAGCATTCATCTTAATCTCGCATTTACCCATCGGGAAGTTCTTGATAATCTCAGAGATAGCTTCTTCGTTCTGAGAATAGATATGGTTATTAGCAGAAGCAAACATAACAAACCTAGGAGTCAGGTAAGAGTCTTCTGCCATCTTGGTGCAGAGCAATCCATATCGGAACATATCTAACGGGACTCCTGTTGCCATGTCGTTAGATCTTGCGTTTACGAGAATATCAAGAAACTGGCCATCACTAGAAAAAGTGATGTTAGGGTGGCAAGGAGGACAATGCAGAGACTGATAAGCAGGATTAAAAGTCTGCAGAACAAGCTGTCGATTAGTTGGGTTAATCTTAAGCTGATCCCAAATCCACTTGAGTTGATCGAACGGTTCTGGACGAAAGTTCTCCCATTCCATATGTTGCTCAGGGCAAACTTGTGGCCAGGCTCTCCAGCTCCGTCCATAAGCGCCGGCAAGACGTCCCTCTGCATCGGCAAGGAAGTCCCAGAAATGTTTTGCAGGTCCGAGGTTACTAACTTCATAGTTTCCATTGACATCCCACATGAACTCCCTGAAGAGGTTTTTGACAGGCATCTTGCGTAGAGTTAGAGCCGGGAAGCCATCTCGTAGATCGACTTTGATTGTTTGTCCGAATACTTGCTTATAGCGAAGATTATTACGACCTACGACCTCGATCCCATCTTCCAAGATCTCTTTCGCGATCCTGATATATTGTTGGTCAAAAGAAAGGGCCATAGATGTTTTGTAACTACAGCCCTATCATATCATATTTGGTTGGTTATGTCAAGATCCGAAGAACTTCTCAACCAGCGTTTTCTGTAGCTTAACGAACTTGCGTAAAGGATAGTCGAACTCTAGTGCCCATTGAAGGAGAGGCTTGGATTTAAGATCTACGAGTTCGATAGAGTCATCTTCGGAAATGTTAGATGACTTAGAGACGTAAAACTTTTCGCCGTCTCTTGCGACTACCAACCACTCGACATCTCTATCAAAGCGGATGGGCTTCTGTAGTTTTTCAATCATTGTTTTCTTCTTTTTCTTTTTCTTTGTGAGCTTCAATAACTTGCTCTACGTTCTTTGCCTTAGCGAGCTTTTCAACTTGCTTTCTGGACAATCCGCCAAGAACGTTTTTCTTGTACTTTGTGGCCTGCATATCTTTTTGAGCAGGAGCACAAGTTTTACCAATTTTTGTAGTTCCTGCGGGACAACGCCCGAGGACCTTACCCTTATAATATACCATAGAATCGGCATATTCGGGGTTACGGGATAACTTAATTAGCTCGAGGTAATCTGCCTCGGTCATATTAGCTTTAGCCTTTTTACGGGCTTCTCTAGCTTCTTTGTTAATTTTAGAGGAAAGAGTTTTAATCTCTCCCTCTCTTCTTGATACGTCTTGTGCTATATCAAGTAATTGTTGATCAATTTTTTTAATTTGCTCTCTCTTTTGGAGGCCTAATTCATTAATAAGCTTTTCTTTAAGAGCAGGATATCCTATAAATCCCCCACCGCCTCCTCTTCCTGTGGATCTTTCTTTTCTAGGAGGATATGTAGAAAGACCAGCGGCATCCGCCATAGCCTTCAACATTTGCTGACCTCCGGTACCTTTTGCTTCCATTACATCTTCTATTGAAGTACTTCCAAATCCGTTATTTGTAAAATAACCTTTATAAGAAGATCTTGTTATGTTCTGAAGCTCTTGTTGCAAAACCGTTCTCCTTTCTTGATCTGGAGTTACTGATAACTTTTCCTGTAATTTTTTTCTAACAGCCTCGTCCGTTAAAGATCCTTTAAATTGATTAAATCTTGCTTCAACGTACTCCCAGTTATCAGGGCCGTCAATACCACCGTTATCCAAAGAGACTCTATGGTCTAGCTGAGTATCAGAAAAGGGTATTACTTTTCCAGTAATTGCACTAACACCACCGGTTTGTAAATAAAACTTTATTACAGACCTTGCTCTAGCAACATTTGCCATGCCTTTAGGAGGGTCTCCCTTCTTACCCATTCTATTAATAAATTGAGTCCAAGGTTTACCCCTTCCAACAACATCTTTTAGCATTCCGATAACTTCATCTACGTCGCTATCTTCTATTTGTTTGTTAGGAATAGTTGGCTTATTACCATTTAAAACACTTTGATAAGCCTCTAGGTCTTCTCTAGATAAGGTGTTTCTTCCAGCTCCTTTTGTTTGAGAAGAAGCCTGGATTAATAATCCGACCATCTCCTTTAAGTACTCGTTTTTAGTAGATTCTCTTTGCTCTTGTTTATCAGAAAGCTTTGGCTGTTTTCTTTTCTCTAGTTCTTTAACTTGGTTTTGCGTATCTTCAGATAAAATTTCTGCAAGGATCTTATCAGCAGCTTTCTCAAGCTCAGGAGAGGGTTGGTCTCCCCTATCTTCTTTAATAGGGGCTTGGGTTTTTTGTTGTGGCCTTTGAGCAGGTTTTGTTTGAGTTCTTACATATTGCCAGCGCTTTGTGCTTGGATTCAAAGCAACTGGCTTTCCGTCTTCTGATCTCCAAGCCATTGCATTTTCTGGCTTGCCTGGTGCGAGTTTAATTTGAGCAAATTCTATAAAACCAACGACGTCTTGGCCTTCTAACGCCGGGGCTCCATTGTCGGTTAGTTCACTATGACTAACCCATTCAGTCTCCGAAGAAACGCCCCAATCTTCTGGGGCTTCGTAATTAATATTGTCTTTCATGCTCTATAGCATTATCTCCTCTACTTTAAACTGAGATCATTCAGTCTAAAGATCGAAGTAAAAATCAATATTATGGGTAGTTTTTCTCACGGGCATATAATTCCTTTGGTTGGTGGATCGGTTGTAGGCACAACCATCGCTCTCGGTCGTGATCCAGAGTGGATTGCATCATGGTCTGATACTTTCGGTCTGAACGATTCATTCTGTCTAAAATACTTTTCAGAAATTCCATTTTATAATTTGGATGAAGACGCTTATCCAAAGAAGTACGTAGATATCGTAACATCCTTGCCTCCCTGCGCGGGGTTATCTATGGCAAATACCACGAGTGGCGATACCGCAAATAACCCACGCGGTTGTTCGGCTCCCAGCAATATGCATATGATTAATGCATCAGAGTACGCCATGAATACCATCAAGCCAAAAGCTATTATGGTAGAGAACGCACCCACCCTATTTTCCAAGATGGGAGAAGAGTTTGCTGAGCGGATAAACGGGCTAGCGCAGAAGCATGATTATACAATGAGTCTAGTTAAGACGTCAACAATCAAGCACGGAGTTCCTCAGGAGAGGACGCGTTCTTTCTTTTTCCTATGGAAGGGCAAGAAAGTGCCTTTGCTCCAGCCTATCAACAAAACCTATAAACAATTCCATAAATTCATTAAGGAAGGAGAGTTTGCTCCGAGCCCACTCGTGAACACAAAAGGCACGAAACCCTCTGACGATCCCCTCTGGCAGTTTATCAGAGAGAAATATAGAGGATCTACAACTCAAGACATTCTGTCCATCGTAGCAGCTAAAAAGATGGTTAGTGTATGGGAAGTTATCTATAACTCTGGTTGGCTTGATGAGGCATGCGTAGCAGTTCGCGACGAAAGAATGAATCGTTGGTTAAATTATACCCGCGAGAAGAAAGCTGCTGGTAAGAATATCATGGATGGCTCGATGAAGTTGGCGTGGCATCGTACTCAAAGCCTAATGTGGAAGACTTTGCCCATGCTTATGCATCCTTACGAAGACCGCTGGCTCAATACATCTGAAGCACTAGGAATGATGGGTTTCCCTTATGAATTCAATAAAAAAGTCCAAGTCGACTCTAAAAATTCTAATGTTATATGTCAGAACGTTCCTGCATGTACGGCTGGGGATTGGATCTCTGAAGTAGCCGCTGCTCTTGATGGCGAAAGAGACTGGATCGAGCCCGAGCTCAAAGACGACGGAACTCCAAAGATCCTCAGACAATCAAACGTTGTATCTAAGAAAACAATGGAGCCTATCTGGGGCGTATAAAAATAGGGGCTCAAAGGCCCCTTTGTTATTTATTGACTTTCCAGCTCTTACAGCCTCTTGATTTTAGATTAACCCACTTTGCGTAGTGGATTCCACGATAAGTCAAAAACGCAAAGGTCTTATCTGGATCGTGTTTTAATGGATCATATTCTGGAAGGTCATAAAACATCTTGACCTTCAGCATATTCCCCCCTTAAAATTTATGTAAAAGGAGAATCTCACCATAAATAAATGACATACAAGTAATCATACCAAGGGATGCGATCCCAACTAATTGGAATGCTTCCATATCACTTGTTGTATACGTGCCCGCGGTAGCAATATGTACCGTGGGCTTCTTTATGGTCTGCACAATTTACGTTGTACTCTACGCCGCGATAAGCAGTGTGAGTAATTTGTGCGTCGTGAAGTGCGGCAGCCTTGCTAAGCTGTCTTTTGATGATGTTAAGTGTGTTCATTTGTTTACTCCTGAAGTAGTTGGATTTTTAGGCCCCGTTCCTTCAGTCGTTTGCGTCCCAGTAATGATTACAATGTGGTACAGAATCTTTAATAGTCTCTACCAACTCTAACTTGTACTCTGGCTTCAAACCCTCATGCTTATGAATCCGAAGGATTACAGCATCAGCGTCTGTACAGGCCATTTGTGCATAGAGTAGTAATTCAATCATGGGATGAACGCTCCGTTCCGCGACTTACTTGCGTCTTATGTAAAAGTTCCGCTGCATTCTTCTTCTACTTTAGTCTTCAAGTAACCTATTAGATTACGTTGAGATCTATAGTCTAGATTGCTATCCGTGAGGATCTCAACACGACGCTGTAGAAATCTCTCACAACTCATATGCCATCCGTAGGGAGAGCCGTCATTGTGATGAGTTAGGACAAATGCTAATAGAAACTCTAGCATAAGATGAACGAAAGAAATGTATAAAATGTTACATTTCCTCTATGGCTATCTTTAAACTAGATAGCAATATTCTTTCCACTCCTCGCACTTAGTTTGAGAAATGGTTAGGTCCAAGTGTGTCCTAGGACGAGTAGGCTTTCTGGCTAGCTTGAGACCAGATTGCTCAAGCATTTTGTTTGCTTTTTTGATATTACAGGAAGAGCATGCTACAACAAGGTTATCCCAGTCGTCACTACCACCCTTTGACTTAGGAACTACGTGGTCAATAGTAAGCCTTCTTGTAGAACCACAATATTGGCATTTATGACCGTCCCTAGTATAGATAGCGTTTCTACTGGGCTTTGCCCTCATCATCTTGGTAAATGGGATCTTAATGAAATTAACAAGCCGAATTACTTTCTGACTTACAACCTGAGCTTTCTCTTTTAAGAGAAGAACAAAGGCTCTTTTCCAGGAGGTGATATTGATTGGCTCATAAGAAGCATTAAGAACAAGTATTTGTTCTCTAGCAAGTGAGTCAAGTTCTGTCAATATAGCCTGTTTCATTACACCATTCGCAATCTTCTACCAAGTTGGGTAGTATCTTTCCTTCTAGGGTTGTACATTGGATGATAAGGAATCCCCTACCATCGCAGTGGTGGCATTTAGTTTTTCCAAATGCCCTGTATTCTGTAGCCTTTTGATCCTTATCAGGTTTCTTCATCTTTGTTGAAGTCAGCAGAAGCACAATTTCCTTGGAGTTCTTCGGCCGGGTTCTGAGAAGCAGACTCATCGCCATTGACGTTGTGGTCTTTTCTCTTAGAGTTATAGTTCATCTTCTTTGCAGCAATCTCTGCAAATTCTTTACCGTCAATTCCTGCGTAAGCAAGAGCTGCGCGATGGAAGAGGAGAATATCAAACATTTCTGCCACAAACTCCTCTCGGAGTTCTTGGTTATCCAGGTAAGAAGGTTCGTTGTTCTTCCAGCTACGGCGAGGAACGTAGACCCGTGCCTCGATAGTTTCTTCGATGAGGTGGCTCAAGTATTCAATAACCTTTGCATAGCGCTCTTTTTGAGTCATGTAATCAAAAGGGCCGGGCTGACCAGCAGCGGTGGCGTACTTTTGCTGGGAAACGTACCCTTCATTAATGAACTCAACGTAATCAAACATAGCCTTTTAGAAAGTCTCTCCCAATATTATATCATAAAAAAAGAGGGCCGTACAGACCCCCTTACTCTTAATGTGTTTTAACCCTCACAAGCAGCACATTCTTTGTACTCAGACGCAGCTTCCGCATTGTTAAGATGTCCCGCAAGATCAGTGTATCCCCCAATATAGTTTCCATCAAGCCAGATTTGCGGAACGGTCTTATATGGAAAGTCTTCCACGGCCGATCTGTCAATTTCTTGGTAGGGAATTTCATTCTGAGTTAAAAGGGCCTTGGCTCTTACGCAATAGGGACAATCACTCTTGGTAATTATCTTTGCTCTTTGTTCTGCCACCTTCGGAGCCTTCTTTTTCACAAGGAGAGAAGAGCTCTTTAAATAATATAAACTCTTAAGGCCTTGTTTCCATGCGCTAAGGTGAAGCTTGAAGATGTAATCAGGAGAAGCCTCTGGATCCACAAATAGATTGACAGATTGACCTTGGCAGACATACGGTTGACGATCTGCCGATTGCTTAATGATCTCAAACTGATCAATCTCTCGAGCAGTACGATATAGTTTCTTCTGTGAGTCAGTTAAAAAGTCTAGATGTTGTACTGACCCACGAGCCTCTAGAATACTTTCCCAAACTTCTTCAGTGTTCTTATTCAGAGAATCTAAGAGAGCTACGAGATAAGGATTCTTGCGAACAAATGTCCCTTTAGCTTGCTTAGCCACATAGTAATTTGCGTCAATAGGCTCGATGCCTTGAGACACTGCACCTGAGATCACAGAATTAGACCTAGTCGGCGCGATGGCGATCAAATGGGTGTGTCGCCTTCCGTTGCCTTCGCACCATTCAGGCTCTCCATACTCCACAGCCATCTGCTTAGAGGCCTTTTCTGCCTTATCTTTAATGAACTTATGACATTCAATATTGAGTTGGCGCGCTTCAGCGGACTCGAACGCGTATCCTCTGTTCTGATACAGTGCATGAAGTCCCATTGTACCGATGCCTAACGCCCTTGATTTCCTAGCAAAACGTACACTTCTACCCATTGAAGGAAGTCGTTCTGCTTTCTTAATAAACTCCTCCACAACAGCGTCTAGCAGATAGGTTGCGAGTTCTGGTACGGTCTTGCCTGTATTGCTTCCCGTCCAAGTCTTCCACTCGTCGTATTTAGATAGGTTGAGGGAACTAAGTACGCATACAAAAGAATGATCTTCGTCGGTATGTAGGAAGATCTCAGAGCAAAGATTAGAGGTGCTTACCTCAAGACCTCTTTGGTGGTAGCATTCTGGGTTTTGACGATTGGCGTTATCGATATAGACGATATAAGGAGAACCAGACACCATGCGAATCTTAAGGACCTCGCCAAAGAGCTTCTGTTTCTCTCGATCACCAGCAATCATTGCTTTAACAAACTCATCGTCTACAGTTACTGCAATGTTACTATCAACAAACTTACGAGGATCACCTTGAGAATGATCTTTAGAGCGGAGGAGTTCTGGTAGATCTGGATGAGTGATCGGCATATAGATAGCAAAGCTACCACGTCTCACGCCACCTTGGCTTACCACACTTGCAGCCAGGTCGTATTGTTGTGCCCACGGAACTACACCAGTGCTCTTACCTCCAGAGCTGATAGGTGCTCCGGCAGGACGGATGTCGCCGAAATATACACCAACTCCTCCACCGTTTTTAGACAGTGCAGCTACCTCCTTCAAATGTGAGTAGATAGACTGCACAGAATCAGATAGATGAACAGAATAGCAAGAGATGGGGAGGCCGCGAGGAGTACCGAAATTAGCAGCAACCGGAGTCGCGAGTCCAATGTATCCATTCCAAAGAGCCTCCAATAGGTCCTGAGCAATATCTTCTCTTTTCAGAATGCGGGCAGCATTGTTAGCAACTCTTTCCCACATTCCTCGTGGTGTTTCTGCTTGCCAAAGATAACCGCGCGACAAAGTATCAACGGCTTCCTGGCTCATCCATTCAGGAACCTGTAGTGTCATATTCAAGGTGATTCGTAGTCTATTATATCAAAAATTTTCTATCTTTAATCGATAGATTTATTATTTGTCGATCAATCCGTCGTCGTAAGCGTCTTGGGTGTTCTCCTCACGAGTACCCCACTTAAGATTAGAGATCTTATTGTCCTGTCCGTTATTGTTCTTATGCATGATGACAGGGTTGCCAGAGGGCTTGGGAGGGCCAAAGAGATCCATCACCATCTGATGGACCTTAGGCTCTTCTCTCTTGCCATCGTAGGTTAGATTGACTCTGTAGTGGCCACGGTCATCGTCGCGAAGAGCACGGATTTCTCCGTCTCGTCTTACGCGTCCCTTATTACTAACAAAGTATGGAGACTTTTTCCATTGTTTCCATTCTTCGCCATAATCAGACCAACCCTCTGGTACTTCGTAGTTGCTCATGTGTTCCAGTATTCTAGATAATTATCCTTGTGCTTTTTTCTTGCTCTTGCCTCTTGGATATATACATCAGCTTGTGGGTCTGTAATCAAATACAAACTACCAGTTGCTTTCTGTAGTAGTTCCTTGTTTACGTCAGGAGTTCTTGGTTTCATTGTATCTAGCTCTGTTGATTAAATAAAAGTCCTCGGCCGTTTCTCCATCAGCGAAGTAATGCGCACGACCGTCGTACTCAACAATCCATTTTTTAAGCTTCGGTTCGAAGCGAGGTTGGGTGATCATACAAGAGAAAGTTCTAAAGATGTTAGGTCTACTGACATAAAATCTTGCGAAATCTTTGAAGAGTAGTTAGATCCGTCTCTGGATTGGGCAAAGAAGTCGTTGCTACTTGCCCCTCTAATTGTAGGATCAAACCACGCTGCAATGGATTTGGCTTTTGATAGTTCCTCAGTAGAGAGTTTGAAAATTTGATCCAGGCCAAGAAGGCAAAGGCGTTCGTTTGCACGATTCCTTATGTAAGCCTTCAACTCTTGGGCATCGATAGTGGTTAGTTTGTAACCATTAAAGATATTATCAATAAACTTCTCCTCGTTGTCAACAACTAACCGGAAACCTTCATAAACTGCCTCCTCTTCTTCGGCTGTGAGGCCGGTTTCTTCTACGAGATACCTGAACAACTTACAACCAGCTTCGGAATGGATCTGTTCGTCGATGGCGGACCACGAAATGATCTGGCTCAAACCCTTATAACGTCCGTCCTTATTGAAGCTTAAGAGTACTGAAAAAGAGCTAAATAGACTTACTCCTTCTCCTGCACCAGAAAATACCCCTAAGGAGACTTTATCAGAGTAGTTATCGAAGAAAGTCTCGACCTTCTTTCTAGCTACCTCGTCGTTGATGAAAGCATCGTACTCATCGAGTCCTAGTACATCATTGAGATAAGAATACGCGCCCGCATGGATTGTCTCAAAGAAACTAAAAGCTCGTGCCATGGACTGCACCTCGGGCTTAGGGAAGATAGAGCAAACTTTATCAGCCCAGTAGCAACCGATACCCAATTCTGCACTAACAAATCCTTTAAGGATACCTGCAATTACATTGCGCTCTTCTGGAGTAGAGTTAAATTGCCAGTCGCGCAGATCAGACTCCATTGCGACTTCTTGATGGCGCCATACGCTAGCCACGGCTTTCTCATAGTACTCATAAAATTCTGGAAAATCAAACCCTCCGTCTTTTTTAAATAACATTGGGTCGTGCTCGAGAATACTGGTCATATTAATTACTGTAGATGTTGATTTCGTGATTAAGGGCGTTGTAGACTCCGATGGTTCCGTCAGTTCCGTGGCCACCTGGATCATTTACTACACAGTTATCGGTAACAATTGTTTGTTCCCAATGTCCTGCGCATAAAACATGGTTATCGACCGCACCTCGTTTTGTTGGATTACGCCAGAAGCCAATATATTTACTATACTTCTTTCCTTGATACAGCCAGCTAGTTTTGATACCTCTAAGAGTACGATTTACTTCGTCTGGAGATAGAGTTGAGGGGTCTTTGTAATTTAGTTTGCGATCATGGAATGCATGAGCAATGTGATAATGCTTTCCGTTATCCAAAGTGTAGCTGACTCCTAGAGGGCGGGAATCTAGCCATTCTATCATGTCCTTTCGGTACTCTTCTTCTAGTTCATCAAGTTCTGCAAGGGTATGCTTGAAGCCCATAATACTTTTCCGAACTTTCCTTCTTTCAAGATAGTGGTCACAAAGATTTTCGGAATGATTTGAATGGACGAGAGTAGCATAGCCTTCGTCACAGAGCTGACGAACAAGTTTGTAGATTTTTTCGAAGCTGCATTTATCTTGATATGACTTATCTCGGCAGTCGTTGAGATCTCCGAGAAATACAAGATGGGCTCCGTTGTTGAGCTGAGGTGTAAGCTTCTCAATAAGCCTGGAAAGAGCATCGTCTCGTGAATGGATGTCTGAAATCAGAAGGATGTTTTCCGGCATGGAGTATAGGCTAAGAATTTTATTCTATCACGACCTAGCTCAGATGTATATGGCTGTTAGCCACTGGGTAAACCGACCATGTTTTTATTTTGTGCGGTAACTTGCCTTTAAACAAAAAAATCCCCGTAACATCAGTTACAGGGAAAAAACAACTAAGATTTTATTTTGTTATCAGAAGTCGAGATTCAGATCTTCTTCAGAGCTTTCTTGCTGTGCAAGGAGCAGAGTTGAGCGGATACGAATACGACCGTTATCCATTTCCTCTTTGCTACGCAGAGTCAGCGTTGCGGGCTTGTCTGGAGTGATCTCAGGCTTGGTTGCCAAGAGAGGACGGATGGAGCTATGAGCCCATGCGCCTGCAATGTTACCCTCTTCAGGAGTGTTATTGATCAAGATACGATAGGTCAAGCCGTAGGAAGTCTTGCAAGGATAGTATCCGATGACTTCGTAGGGAGTGTTGATATCAAGCTCACGGAAATCAATTTCATCAGTGGCTTCGATACGATTACCACCACCAGAACCTTTGGCAGTGACTTTCTGGAGCAGGCCGACAATGTCAGCAGGCTTCTTCTTGACCAAGGCGTTCATTGCTTTAGGCTCGACAGGATTTTCCCAGTCAGTGAACCGAACAGCAACAGGAAGAACGGTTTGTCCGTCTTCTACATCGACCGCCATGAAGAGCGCGGCGTCTTCGCCACGACCCGAGAAGTTATAGGAACCAAACTCGGCTTCAATCTCTCGGCCATCAGTGGTCTTGAAACCATTCTTATCAAGCTGGAGAGGGATGAATCGAGGACCCCACTGAACGTAGAGTTCGCCGTCCTTAGTGCCTTCAACGCCTTCTGCACCGACTTTGAGAACCGGGCCGAAGAGACGGAAATAAATGCTATCACGAGATTTAATGAGGAAAGTATTTTCATCCAGAGGAAGTTCCTCAGTAGTAAGATACTGGAAGACAGTATCGAGGTCCTTACGCATTCCCTTAGGGAGGTTGGCGTTAGGAAGAGAAGTGTACTCACTGGTATACTCACGACCTGCAAGCGGAGCTAGGGAAGGTGCGTTAGTAGAAATATCAATTGTGTTAATTTGGAAAGACATGTTAAGTTCCTTTGAGTGAATGTGTCCTTTGGAGTAAGATCTCTCTTAGCTCACTTAGATATTATATCATGGGAGGAGACAGGTGTCAACCCCACATAGCTCTTTAACCTATTTCTTTAGATCGTAGATATATGTCTTTGCTTCAAGCTTGATCTCATAGAGTTGCTTTGAGAACGGATTCAATGGGCAAAGAGGTGGTATATAAAGTATTAGCGTTTCCCCTATCCAGAGCTGGCGCTCGAACGGACATTTGTCTGGGATAGCATTAACCCACTTATACGCAAGCTTCTTGCTCCATCTCTTTGGCTTGAGATAAGGTAAATAAAATTTAGGCAAGCGGTCTCCAAATTTGCCCCACCATCGCGGCGCACGGGCCCGTCTCCCGCTTGCGGATCTAGTTGTAATCATCACTAATACGAAAGGTTAATCGGTAGAGAAGATGCTGCGTTAATTTTAGTATCTATTGTACCAGGAAGGAGGGCGCCTGAGTGATCTTTCAACTCGCAAATACCTGTTCCGGCTGTGGCTAGACCTGTGGCAGAAGTTCGTGTAGTTGGGTTCCTGAATCTTATCTTATCACTATGTTCGTCGTAGTCAATAAGACTTCTGCCATCAACAGCTCCTAGGTTATCTGCATTGTCTGCAGTTGATGAAGTCACCCATACAAACTTTTCGAGTTCGTCAATAACTCCCATGCCATCTCCGTCGAGACCTGTGGCGGTTTCTCTTATTGCAACTAACTCGATATCAATGAATTGGTCGTTTGCTCCGTCGTGGTGCCCGTCGCTATATACGGCAGAAGCAGTAGTTCCACCGGTTTTTGTTACGTATACTTCTTCTGGACAAACAGGCCATTTATGGAATTGAGAATATCCTTCGGTTATACAAGTCGCCGGGATACAAGTTCTAACTTCTGTGTATGTCTCTGTAACATTACCTTCGGCATCGGTAGTTGTAACAGGGCCAGTTATTGTTACGGACTCACCAGTGAAGTAGCAACGAGTTGGCTCTGGATCAGGTGTAGAAGAAAACACGAAGTCTACTGTGCTACTGCCATCTATATTGTAGAAATACCATTCTCGATCGCTGACATTAGCGGCGCCAGCCGCGTAAGATTCAGAAGCAGAAGGCCTAGAATAAGGAGTTCCACCAAGCGCTCCGCCGCCTGGGTTTTTTATATCAGAACAGCTTGCGGTCATAGCAAGGCTATTTGCCCAACCCGCTCTCTTCTCGTAAGTTACTTTAATTGTAATAAGCTTATTCTTCATTGATCTAGCCGAAGCTGTATCGGGTAGATTTAATTTTTGCCTTAATGCTCGTCCTGCTGCGCCTGCTGGTATGTCTGTAAATGTAAGAGATACTTTTCTCTTATTACCGGGGTCTCGATCTAAGGACATTACACCACCTGGATCAAGGTTGGTGGTCGGGGCTGGTGAGCAAGTTGGTATGTAGCTAGGACCCCAGCCATTGCTCCAAGGAGTGTTTTCTCTACGATTACAAACCGTACTACTAGGAACCGTCACAACAGTTGGATCACCTGTTCCAGGATCAGTGGTTGGTTCTGGATCTTCGTCGTCTGGGGCAGGGCCTGTAAGAACAATGCTTTTTACGCTTTTAATCTCTACAAGAGTGTTCTTGCGATCTCCTCCTCCGGTTTTATCACCATTGCAATTATCTTGCAACAAGATAGCTTTGTTATTCTTATAGAAATTATTACCGTCTCTATCCGTGCTGGTTAACTTTATCTCTGTAGCTTTTCCTTCAAACTTTATCCCATAGAAGCTTTTTTTACCCGGCTGTACTGTTCTTGTTATATAGATAGTATCGTTATCATTTACGTCCTTATCACCATAGTTTCCGCTTCCTTTCTGTACTTTGATTTTCGTCAGAGAAGGTTTTTTATTGAATTCAACGGCTCTATTGGTAATGCTCATCTCTGCGTTGTTGTCACTTCCATCAGCATCATGGAAATCTAGCCTCTGGTCACCGTTACTAATTTCAGGGATTTTTCTATTGTCCCAGTTAGAGGTACTACCATTTTTTAAATACTTCTGATAATCAATAGTGTTTCCGCCATCAGTTTGTCCTTCTAATGTGTCGAACTTATAGAAAGTATCATTTCTGTTGACTCTAAGCTCATCGGTCTCTGTCCTACTAGGTGCGTCTCCTTTGTTATAATTTGTGCTAACGTTACCAATATCAAAGTCTACTAATGCTACTCCGTCGGAGCCGTAGCTATCATCAAAAACCGTCTTAAGATGTATCTTATTATCATGATCGGGATCCATATCGCCAGCTTTTTCTATCCTGATCCCTAACTCACCACTTGAGTTGGTATCGAACCTAACGCTATCTTCTATAGCTGCTTTGCATTTAGTATAACTATCTCGTCTAGTTACTTTTAACTCTACTTCAGCACTAACAAAGCCTGAAGGAAGGCTAATGCCCCACTGCCCTGCAACTTGTTTTAATTTTATTTTTTCTTTTACTTCGTCTTTTGTTAATGCCATAATTAGAACGCCGGATAAATTGCTGCTCCTGCACCTCTGAACTCAGTCATATCTGCTCCTCCTTGCTTCAAGTAGATAAGAGAACGTTTTTCTGCCGGAACTCTCATCCTAATTTTATCAGAGTGTTCGTAATAATCCATAAGGCTAAATCCGTCTTTGCCTCCTAAGTTTTCGGGGCCTTGAGCAGCGTCACTGTCAAGCCATACTAGGTTTTGTATGATGTCACATAAAGAAAGTGTTCCGGTATAAGGCACGGTATCTTTTACCGCTTTAACCTCAATATTTACATATTGATCATCAGGAGCTCCTCCTGTTGTACCGCCTCCATCTTCATAGACCCAAGATGCTGTGTTTCCGCCGGACTTAGTTATATAGACTCCGCCGGAGAACCTAGGCCACTTAAACCCGGCTTCAGACCAAGTTTCTGTTGTTGTCGGTGCACAGACGCAAGTCGTAACCATAGAGGTTCCAGTAGATCCGTCATCAAGAGTTACTTCTACAGGTGTGGTTGTGCACACTCTGTCAAATTTTTGTCTGGTGGGCTCAGGCCCTACAATGTGATTATGAGTGAATAGATACTCGTGCCCTCCGTCGACATTATGGAAATTAAAGACCATATCTACATGGCCCTTTTCCGTCCTATTATATATGGGCACATTGTATTCATTAGCGTCGGTTCCGTGTCTTCTGCCATCTACAATTAAATCAGAGCAGTTTGGTACATTGAACTCAAATTTCTGAGTCCAACTAGCTCTAACTCTATAAGTTAGCTGAAAAGAAACCAATTTATTTGCATAGTTTTTAAGATCTAATATTACCCTTTTGTCGGTATCCTTTCTGCATAGTATTCCGTCTCTACCGGAAGTATCTACAGAGGGAGTAACTGGCTCTTCATACTTATCTGCTTCATAGATAGCTCCTTCTTCGTACCATGGTCCAGGAGGACAATCAGTCGGGCCTAATGTAGTATCTTTAACGTCGCAAGTAAAATCGTAGCTGTCTATTTTTATAAACGCGTTCGCGTCATCTCCATCGTTGTCTCTAAATTCTAGTCTCTTCCTATCAGCGTTATAAACCGGCTCATTGATATTGTCCATGTTTTTGAACTTATAGAACCGATCCGCGCTACTCTTAACTTTAAAGGTAACAGATTTCTCTGTCTTTTCTTTACCCTTATCTAAGACGGTCATAATCTCTGAGCCGTCAAAATTCTTTATAGTAAAAGTAGATATGGCAGTTCCATCTGAACCAGGGTTGTCGTCTTTCTTAAATTTAAGAGTGATAGTACTAGGAGCGTCTCCTTCTCCTAGAACGTCTGGTGGTATAGAGACTCCCCACTTCCCGCTACTATTCTGGGTAATAACCGGCGGATCGATTCCACAACCTGAAGGAGTTGGTGGTGGAGGAATATCCGGCTCGGTTGTGCCGCCGTCCAGTACAACATCAGATAACGCTATATTTAGAGTCGCGCCTTCTACTTGGGTCTTATTAACTACCGGAGATTTGTCTTTAATATACAGGAAAGCATTGAAGCTTCCGTCCTTATCTCTAAATTCTAATAGGGCTTCGTTGGGAAGACTCCCTCCTTCATAACTTCCGCCACCGCTTCTATTAAACTTTATTTCTTGATCTATACCTTCAAAATCAAAAGCATAGAAATTAGTATATGCCGATCTTACAGAAAAGACCTCAGTTTCATTATCTCTTGTTTTAGAGCTATTGAAAGACATTCTATTAAACTCGCCATCGTCACCAACTATTTCTACGGCGGTAAGCGCTCTTCCGTCAGAGCTCCGGCTGTCCTCCCTTTCCATATAGACTTCTACAGTACTGCCTTTTAATAAGCCGTCTGGGATTCTTACACCAAAATCACCGCCTTTCTTGTCTATAAATATCTCAGCTTTTGCTCCCTTTAAAGTAAGAGTCGGGTGAAATACGCTGAGTCTTGTAGGCTTATCTGTTTTTACAGAAGCATCTACCGTTTTATCAAATTTTAATTCGTAAAGATTTCCGTAAGCTTTAGTTATAGGGAAACTAACGCTTTTTGATCCCTGACTACCAGGAGTAAATAATTCGTATCTTTTATTATCTGATCCTTTGACAACAACTTTTCCCATCGGATCACCAAAACCTTCTGGCTGATGATCCCATTCTGCGGACAAGGTCACTGTGGCAGAGATCAAGTTCTTATTCTTAATCTCTATGTAGTACTTACCGCCGCTTTTTAAAAATTCTACCTTAGCCATTGAGCTTTTCTTCTAAGACCTTAACTTTAGCGCTAAGTTCTTTGATAGACTCGATGAGAACTGGGATTAGATCGTTGTAAGCCAAGCTATACATTCCTGTCACGTTATCTGTTCTAAGGATCTCTGGGAATACTTCACCGGCGTCTTGTGCAATTAGACCGATTCTTTGCTGACTGGGTTCAGACTTGAAGTTATAATTTACACCTTCTAGCTTCTCTAGTTTGGCGAGAGATCCGTCTAGTGAGATTACGTTTTCTTTAAGTCTTGCGTCGGAGAAAGCAGAGAAGTCTTTTGCAGAGATGTCTTTAGTAGCTTTAACTTCTAAGAACGCTACTGAGGATCCAGTATTAGCAACGTATTGTCCGCTAGTAATATCGGGCGGATCAACTGCTTGTCCAATAGAAATAAGTCTAGGAGTAAAGTCATCGCTAGGATCGTTAGGATCTCCTCCAGGAGCTTCAATAGGAGTTCCGTCTGCTACAGTAACACCCACACCAGCTTGAATCTGGTTTTCTTGGCGGAACTTAAGCTCATTCGCAAGGTCTTTTGCTGTTACAACTACTTTGTCTGCAACACCAGAAGCTCCTTCTTTAAATGCACCACGAATATCCTGCTTGTTTGCAAGTTCAACGAGTCCTGCCTCTTCAGTTGTTGCATATACACCAGCCGTAGAACCGGCATTAATGGGTCCAGAGGAGCTTGTGAACTTAGTAGTATTACTAAAGATGATAGAGGTGTCGTCTCCGAATACCATTCGGGAGTCATCTTGCATTAGCAAGGTTCCCTTAATAATAACGTTATTGAGTACTTGGTTAGTTACGCTACCAATCTCGTTATCAGCTTTAAGGGGGATGGAGAATTGTTCACCAGAACGAAGGTCAAATACGGTGGTTCCTAAATAGTAGTTACCTTCTTCGTTCATGCCTGTAGCATAAACTCTACCGGCTTTCTCTTCAACAATAATCTTGCCAAGAGCAAAGTCTTGTTCTAGAGGCTCACCCTGGAAACCGGGGAACGAAGTATCGTAGTTAAGATATCCGGTCCATTCCCATGTGTGTCCAGAGGCTCTGATTACAGAAGGCCTTCTTGTTTCTACTAAGAAACCGGCGAAAACTTCTGCCTCACTTGGGCCAATGCTAACAGGAGATGTGCTAGGAACAAGGTTCTCTACAGAATACTCAACAGCAGGTCTAGAATTCAATAGCCTTAAGGCCACCTTAGTGATAGACTCTTCTGGGTCTTCAGTTAGTTCAGGTTCATCCGCATCAAGCTTAGGTACGAAGTCTCCTGTAAATACGTCTCTTGCTCTGCTTCCTTGAACAACATAAGCTACAAATTTACCCTCATTTTCTTGACCTTCTCTGCTTTCTTCGTTTATACCATAGTAGCTGTTATAGGTTTGAACTTGAGTTACAGTTAGAGGATCATCTGCAAGGTCTGTTCCTCCATTTATTTGGAGTCCACCTGGCTGCTTTTCTAAGATGTAATAAGGTTGAGGTCTTCTTACTCCTTCAGAACTTAGATATCCATCAAATACGAGTTTATATACCCTCTCTTTTTCTACTCTTCTATCAGCGCCTCTAATTGTTTTGACAGGAGATTTATCAAAGATGAAGTCCAGAGATGCATTAACTTCTTCAGTTGTTGACTCTGGAGTAATTACTTTAAATCTGAAGGCGTGGTTAAACTTCTTGAGCAAATAACCGTCACCATCTAAATCTGTGGATTCCTCTGTAATACCGGATGTATCAGCTTCAATATACCAGAAACCGTCAGTGAGTATGTTGTCGTTTGCGTCTGTTTCAACAGCTGTTTCATCCCAAGTAAAGATCTTAGATCTATCATCTAATTGATCAAATCCAGGAGTTGTGGCCGACGATCCTATTCTTAGATCTCCAGCAAATAGAATTGCACTACCGTCTAGATCAAATCCAGAGATATAGATTCTATTTCTGTTCGGTCTAGATGCACCACCTGCGAGCTGATAGCCTCCGTCGCTTACTTTCTTTGTATAACTAAATTGTCCTAGACCGATAGAAGCTGCAGATGGAGGATTAGTAAGGGAGAAAGGATTCTGGCTGTTGGAGTTTCTAACATAAATCCTCATTGGGTTAGGCATATCAGTGCCCACCGTGGCACCCTTAACATAGTTAAGAGTTTGTTCGTAGTCAATTACAAGACCGGTGTTAATCTCTGTATCTTCAAGAGTAGCAGATCTTCCATTATCCAGGGTATCATAAGAAAGAGGAATAGGAGGAATGATCTGTGTTAGTCTAGTTCCTAGATAAGTGCCCTTAGGAACCGCGCCGTCCTGAGAGAACGCCTTTGTCTTATAGCCGATCGCTCTTAGAGAGATGTCACCGAAGTCGGAGCAAGAGTTCGTAATAGATAGATCAGAGCCGCTCTCTGAAATAAAGTGATCGGCGTTACCAATTACGAAACACGAAACAAGCTGTACTTGAGCATCGTGGCTAGATCTAAAGCCCCAGTGACGATACTTGAATGGATCAGCCAAGCAGTCCTTATACTTCTTACCACCTTCTTCTCCTTTGTTTCTTGGAGGATCTTTGTCGTACTCACTGGTAGGATTTTCAAAGCAATTCGGATCAGTTTGTAGAGAGACTTGAGTATAGTTTGCAGAAACCATGGACTTAAAGCCACCTACTCTAGAGCCGTCGATCCACATACCGTTGAGACCAAAGATCGATCTTACCGAGCAGTTAAAGACATAAGGCGAAGAAGATCTTGTGGAGTTAACGTCAGGTAGAGCAAAGGGAGGAGTTTGTACTCCACCTTCTTCAGCGTAAAGAACAGCAGGACCTGGATAAGATGGCTTTGCAGTTGGATCCAAGTCGGGTGTTTGGATACCAGTTTGGTTTTGCTCAAAGTCAGCAGATCTGTTATTCTTAGAATCTGCAAGGGGAGCAACAATGGTGGTTTCAGCAGATACCGCAGAGATGCTCTTTCCACTCCAACCGTCGATCCCTCCGAATAGAGACTGTACTTTGTTATAATAAGAAGTCTCACCAGCACCGCCATTGATTTCTGCCTGAGAGGCATAGCCAATTGCAGTAACTGTGCTATGAGTCCTAGAGAACTGTTGGTTATCAGTAAAAGTAATTAGGGAGATATACGTACCGCCAGTTACTTTAAAAATATAAGTACGCTTAGCCTGGGGCTGATCTTGTCCTGGAGTTAACTCAGGAATGTACATTGGTCTAACACGTACCTTTCTAAGGTCGACTCCGTTAATAGAGACACCTCTTGGTACAACTACACCACCTTCGGTAGGGTTGAAGTCGGATAGCCTGTTGATTCTGATACTCTCTCCTACAGAGAAAGAACCTTGTACATATTGTAGATATAATCTCCAGATAGGCGAAGCAGTGGCATCTTTCTCGATCTTATAGATCGTTCCAACAGCTCCAGCAGCCGTATAAATTGTTCTTCCTAACTTGAATAGGTTAGGTGGTTGACGATCATTACTATTATCAGCTTGAATCGTGATATAAGGAACATCTGTACTCCAAGAGTTTAATGCTTGGAATCCAGTGTCAACTTGCTTAATGTAGGTATCACCAGGATTTGGTCCACCAACGGCGTTAAGACCCGGGCTATTGTCAAGATAGTAGTCTCCAGGTGCAAGCTCGATAACAGTAGTGTCATAGGCATCTAGACCAATGCTTCTTCTACTTGATCTTGCTGCTTCAAGAAGTGCTCTTTCAATTGTTCTAAATGGTCTATTTGCGTCAGTACCATTATTAATGAGTTGGTCATTTCCGACCGCAGGGTCGACATAAATGATATTCTTAGTAATTTCTGCACCAGGAGAGATTCCACCCGCTCCAACTCTTCTACAACGATCGGCTCCAAATACTTTTAATAGACCACCCTCGCCATTAGAATAGATTGCAGTTGCAGAGCTGATCTCTTTATAGCACTTACTAGTTGCGGCTTCGTATCTATATACACCCTCAGAAGGGTTAGGATACACTCCAGGAATGGGCTGACCGTCAGGGCATTCGCCGGCAGTTCTGTTTCCGATAAATTCTTTACCGCCGCAGCTAAGGAAGCTACCGAGCTTAGGATTACACTCGGAGCCAGGAGTCTCTTCAAATCTCCATTCAGAAGTAGCTTCATGATAGAAGAGCTCGATGTGAGCATCGCGGATATTTACAATCCAGTCGTCTACAGAGTTGTTAATCTTTGTAGTTCCAGCAGGGCGCAATACGACGGGATAACGATCGAATGATCCTTCTAAGTCAACAATTGCAACTCTATCGTTATCAGAAGCGGAAGCAGGAAGGTTGATAATTACAGATCCATTTCTGGTATCTACAACAGCTCTGTCCCAAGAATTAAGAGAGGTGTTTGAATTTAAGATGTCTGTGTTCTTAAGTACACCGGTCGTGTAAGTGTTAAGAGCACCGACGTAAAGGTTGGGACGGAGGTCGATTACTCCCGTTCCCATTACATTATTTTCAGAATCTGTAGCAAATTGTCCATTAACAGTGACAATTTTTGCTAGAGGCACATAAGGATTAGAGGCAGGATCAGGTAGAGTTGTAGAGATTACGAGCTCTGCTTCTAGAACATTTGTACTAGAGTTTCTTACTTCTTTTGCGTATACATAAGCCGTTCCGGTTTCGTCAATCAAACCGATTAGCTTACGAGGCCAAGATCCGGTTGTACCGTCTGATAGAGAGATGGTGCCGGCTTCCACAGCAATACCATTTTGATTGCTTGTTGCGACTGCAGTAACAGTGTAGTTATCACCGATACTTACAGGTAGAGTTCTAGGTTCTGAAAACGTTGCGCTACTAACTTGCCATCCATTGGCAATTGTCCCAGAGTATCCCAAGATGATACCGTCATGAGCTAATCTACCAACTGCGGTCTCCTTCTCTTCTCTAGGATCGGAGATTTCGTAGTCTTTTAATTTATCTCTTTGGCCAATATCCCAAGAGTTATGATCTGTAGAAGTTACAGAGTAGTAGTCTGCTCTAGGAGTTTCTCCTGAGAAGTCTGTGCCTTTTTGAACTTCGTTAAGATAGTCACTAGTAACGATTGTTCCGTTTACAAACGTAATTTTATCAAGCATCGTAGGAGTTCAATTTAAGAAATATTGTTGATCCAGAGTAATCTGCCCATCCAATTATCGTTCGGGCCAAACGAGCTCAATTCTACCATCATTTGTCTTCCTTGAGCTTTATAAGTATCTATAGGGTTATTTGCGTTGTCATCTACGGCATCTATTCCATAACCCCACGTCACCCCGGTTGATTGGATGAACCATGAATCTTTAGAGCCCCAGTCCACAGGGTAATCAAAATAAACCGAATTAGCAGTCACGGGTGCTTGCGGAAACACTAGAAGAATCCTTACTTCTCTATAGTAACCCTCTGGGATTGTCAAAGGGTTCATGTTTGAAATCGGGAGATTATCAGCGTTACTTACGTCAATCTTTAAGTAGTTGGCGTATCTTAAAGAACCAATTGGCTTGTTCTTTACTGCTCCTCCAAGTTCTATCGGGGAACCAATAGAATCTCCGACCCAAGCTCTACCATCTGCATTATTAGCAAAGAGCTCACCCTCACCCAAGTCCCCGATGAAAGGTTCTTCCCCAACAACGTTTGATGTTAAAATTTGAATCGATGCTTGACTCATTTACAAAGTATATTGTATTTAGCCTAATGGTCTTTAAACTGCTTTTTACGGTTTAAAGCTATATTAGATAAATAACCTGATGTGGCTAGAAATAATTTTCTTACAGATAAGTTCACAACTCTAGGAGGATTAGCTGCAGTAGCTTACGGATCTTCTCTATCTTTTGGATCAGTAGGAGATGAGATAAAGAAAAGCTCAATAACAAAATCATTAGATCGACAGCTTCCATCTAATGTACTATTAGACTTCCTAGGAACAAAAACCGTTCTTGTGGACGTATTTAAATCTGTTTTTCAGACTGAATACGACGAGGTAACTCCCTTAACAGATTTTATAGATATATACTCTTCTATAGTGAGTTTTTCTGATCTTTGCACAGAGTCTCTACTTAAGAATCTAAATACTCAATCAACTTATTCTGTTTCCGCAAGTGAGATAATAGAGCAGTCAATAGCTGAGTCTTTTATGAGAGAAGGAGGAAGCAAGGAAATAGGAGTTAAGATAGAAGATCTCAGAGATAAAGTATTAGTTAAAATACAGAGTCTGGAGTATGTAGGACAAGATGTAGAAAAGCTAATAGCTCTTACATCTAATAATCCTAACACGAAGATTACGTCTGCAGTACCAGATACTACGGTGCCCCTTCCAACCGAGTTATCCTTGGAAAAAGATCACAGAGGAGTGGATAGAAGATATGGAACAGTCTCTCCTAAGGATTATTTTTCAGGCGTAGGATTCTTGCTCGAAGGAGATTCAATAAGAAAGTCTGCGTTGCAAGGATACGTAGGATATCCCCTGTTTTCTTTACTAGGTGAAAGTTTATTAAACCCAGATAGCTACGACAATCTAAATTTGAATGACACTAACCTGTCAATATTAAGTGAATTAAATAACAATTCTGGTATTCCTGCTAGTGAACAGGGAATTTATAATCTAAGCCTTGCAAGAATAGATCTAGGTACTTGATAAAATGTCAAATATATACGGACCAATACTACCACTTCAGTTAGATCCTAGAAATACATCTGCTCTTGTAAGAGATATGCAGACTAAGATTTTCTTAGAGTCTGATGGTCAATTAAACGATTTTTCTTCTGCCTCTCCTTTATCAGCTATGGTGGAAGGCCAAGCTTTTGCTCAAGGAGAACTGCTATATTATCTTAATAGCTTACCAGAGGCTTATACTCTACAATGGCTTAGACAGTTAGGAATACAAAGGTCAATCGGAGCAAGGTCCGTAGTAGAAGTGACTTTTATAAAGCAGAGAGGATTTAACAGATCAGTTGTAATACCTGCAAATACAATTGTTTCTACCTCCAATAACCTAAATTTTGTGCTTCAAAACGAGGTGAGAATAGGAGATGCAAATAGCTCTGCAAAGGGAGTTGCTCAGTCTGAAAAATGGGGTAGTGTTTACAATGTTCCTTCAGATACTATAGAAAAAATTAATAGGAACATCTTAGGGCTAGAAGGAGTAACAAATTTAAGACCGGCACAAGGCGGAAAAGATCTAGAGTCTATCGATAGTCTTAAAGCTAAAGCTTTTACATTGTTACGCCGAAGAGGGCTTATTTCCGCGGAAGACTACGAAAACGAGATCTCCGCCATTGCTCCAGAAGCCTCTATTATAAAAGTACTATCCTACGAAGACAGGTTTAACTTGTCTGAAGAAAGATTATCTGGAAATGTTGTTGTTTGCGTAGGTGACGAAAACGGAGAAGAATTAGATAGCTTAGTAAGAGCTAACATTATTAAATCGTTAAAGCCTAGAATGCCTTTGGGTAATAGCATTTCTCTTATAGCTCCAAAAGTAACTCCTGTTGAAACCACGGTTTCTATAGAGTACGACGACGAAGAATTTAATGGTGGATTAGATTTGTATTCTTCTCAGATTAGCAATCTAATTACAGAAGCTATTCGTCCTCAAATTATTTCTCTAGGCGATAAGATAGACTATCAAGAAATATTTAACGCAATATACTCTCTTCCGTATGTCAGTAAGGTAAAGAAGCTTGAATTTAAGTTATTATCTACTCAACCGCAAGGTACTGATGCTAATGATTATTGCAGCGATTTATTTGTATCAGAAGAAATTGATGGAGTATGTATAGAGACTCCTGAAGCAACAATTAACACCGTAGATACAAGTTACAATAATACGGACCCCATAAGGTCTTATAGATGTTATAAAACAACCGTCAGTCTAATTGCTTCTACAAACCAAGCTCCTCTAACGTATACGTACGTAAACAAAGAATACGATGATGCTTTGAGAGGTTGATATGAGCTCTTTATCTATTTGGGATCAGAAAAATAGATCCTTCATTCGTCGTGGATTTACAGCGGCAAAGTTTACCGCAGAGTTTGAAAGAACAAAGAAATTAAAGATTGTTAATCACTCCCTGGGAGAGATAGATTTTAACCCTGACGTAGATTTAAACGCGGACAGAAACAACGTAATTGATAGAGATATACAGAAAATAAACAACTCTGGATTTCTCTATGAAAATATAGGTAACGTATATTTCACAGAAGATAACTCTCAAGATGCCAATGACGACGGAGAGTATACGATTCTAGCCCATGGTGAACCGATCCCTGGTGATTTAAACAATGGTCACGAGAATTGTGCTGTAGAAGGAATGACCTGTACTGAGGGTACAAACACCAATTGCAGCCCAGGTAAATGCTTAATAGGTAAGATAAAAAAAGTTAGTAATTACAAGTGGAAATATACCTCTGCTTCTTCTTTTGGTACTTCTAAAGTAGAGTATTTCATAGGAGGTAGAGAGTTTCTAGAATTAAAAACAATCATTAGAGGAAAACATACCAATCCTGACGGAACAGAGATTGGAGTAGATAAACCTGCCAGTAAAAACACTATTATATATCTACCCCCTGCGGGCTATTTGAGTAAAATTTTCTCTGATGACTACGTAAAGTTCTTTAATTTGACATTAGATCTTGATAATAGCGAAACACTCAATGGAGTAATTACCACTGAAGAAGATTTTATAAGGCAAGTTATTGATATTGGATACAAAGACAGATATAGCTTAAAAATAGGACCTACCTATTCTTCTATTGCAGATGGATCATTAGAAAGGAAAGTAATTACGTCTATAGAAGATATAATTTTCTCTCTTCCAAAAGTATGGAAAGACAAAGTAAAGACTTATATGGAAGGAAAGTGGGATGTAAAGCATACTACCTACGAAACTAACAGGGAATTCATCTCTAGTACTTTTAGATACATGAGGTCTTTATTTAAGAAGACCATACAAGTAACTAGAAGTGGATTTAAAAAGTCTAGTATTAAGTCCATATCTGATGAGAACGTAAGGCCTATATATTTAAGGCTTCCGTCTGCATCTAATAGCTATAGACCCGAAGGATACGAAGATATACTCGTAGTAGCCGAAGAGAACGATAGATTTAGGCTACCTATTTCTTCCTTAGAGATAGGAACTATAGTATCAACTCCTGATAGAAAAATTTCTTATCAGTTCTTACCAAGGATAATTACAGAAGAACCTGAAAGGAGAAGATTGGGAATGTCTCCCATTTACTCTTCAAGAACAAAAGAAGAGCTTTACTCTCCTAGAGACGATAAATCCTGGTCTAGGATGATAGAAGATCAACTTCCTAAGTCTCCTGTGGCGAAATGGATACTAGCAGGCGCAGATGAGTTCCTAAGAGAAAAGAAGCATCAGATAGAAGACTTCTACTATATGTATTTGGATCCAACAGAGTGTAGTCCCAAGAACCTCGATTGGCTGGCACAGCACGTGGGTCTCTCTGCTCCTGTGTGGAACGTTAATTGGGCTGTTGAATATAAGAGAGCACTAATTAGAAACTCATTAGGATGGTTTGATAAAGAGCTAACTCAAACAATAGGTACTCAAGAATATAAAACAATAAAGGGAGAGGTTTTAGATCAGCACCCGTTTAATGCGGCGCCTTGGCGCGATAGCGAAACCGTTCCAGAAAATAAAATCGATCTTGCAGACGTAGATTTATCAGATATATCCCTACAAGACTATTCAGTGTATAAGAAAGAATGGGATGGTATCGGCGAATCTAAGGGCAGCATCCTTACCCTCATATTTTTATTCAGCTTATTTAAAATCAAAGCTCACACGGAAGACGAGATCTCCTCAAGAGGTGGTATATTTAAAGTAAAAGACGGAATAAGAAAATATGAAGTCAACGCACCAGTACTCCTTCCTACCAAGTACGATCTTGTTCAAGTAGGAACATCATCTGACTATCAAGTAGGTGCTTTTACAAATCAGCTAGTAGCACAACGGACTACAATTACAACTTCAGAAGATGCTAATAATATATTCTTTAGGCTTCCCTTTTACTACAATAGAGATGGTAAGTCGTGGGACTTGGTGAAATCAATCGCCGATTATTGGGTACAAGCAAAGCTTAATTCACGAGTACAATATCCTTATCTCGCTGCAAATCTTTGGAGGCAGGGAGATGCTTTCTTTGAACCTACCAAGTTAGATGAAAGTTTGGAAGATAGTGGTTTGCTCCTTACCGAAGATGGTGAGAACTATATAACTACTGAAGATAATGATCCTATAGATACAGATTAATTAAATGGCTAGTCTTGAACCTAGAAGAATATCAGAACTTGAAGAATTAACTTCTTTAGAGAATAACGATCTAATAGCTGCAGTAGATTCAGGAGATAATACGGAGTCTGCTTCTGGTACGACAAAAAGAGCCACGTTTTCTAATCTGAAGCAATCTATATTCTTAGATCTAAATATCTCAAATTGGGATGCTGCGTACGGATGGGGGAACCATGCCGATGCCGGGTACATATCCAACTTTACAGAAACAGATCCTGTTTTTACTGCTTCACCTGCGCATAGCATTACAGAGTTAAATAAAACAAATTGGACCACAGCATATAGTTGGGGTAATCATTCTACTGCCGGATATTTAACAAGCTACACAGAAACAGATCCGGTATTCCAAGCCTCCGCGGCGGCAGGAATTACAGTTGCAAGATACTTAACTTGGGATACAGCATACGGATGGGGAGACCACTCTACAGAGGGATATCTAAAAGACATAGCTAATTTCTCTTTTAACGATCTCAACGACTCTCTTATTTCTAATGTCCAAAATGGTCAGTACTTGAAATGGAACGGATCTAGATGGATTAACTTCACTCCTAACTTCTTAGAAAACTTTCAAGAAACCGATACGTTACAAACTGTTACCACCCGCGGAGCAACCACAGACGTAGATTGTACTTTTAGTGGTATCACCATCACTGGTAATCTTAGTGTAGCCGGAACAACTACACAGAATAACGTCACGACATTAAACGTTAGTAATAATGAGATTGTAATTAACAATGGCCAATCAAGCGGAGCTTTAAATGCCTTAATTAAAAACGATCGAGGTAGCGACGCAGATGTGGCTATTAGATGGAATGAGGCAAGTGATAGATGGCAATTCACGAATGACGGAACAAACTATTTTAACCTTGCTTTCTCTACGAGCGATCTGGTAAACAACTCTGGATTTCTTACTGCAATGGGATCGCTGCAGTCTTTGTCAAATGTTACTATACAGAACCCTGCGGCAGAGCAAGGACTTTTATATAACGGAAGTGAGTGGGTAAATACAACATTAGACTTTAACACAAGAGTGTTTATAAGTACTGGAGCTCCTGCGTCTCCTGTATCTGGAAACTTATGGTGGGATACTGATGACGAAATATTAAAAGTATATTATAACACTGGATCGAATTTACAGTGGGTAAACGTTTCTTCAGGAGTAGGTTCTGGTGGAGGGATTTCTTCTTATGCTTCTATTGCTTTCTTCCCCGCTGTTGCAGATAACACTGGCAAGATGGCATTTAACGAGGCGAATACCTCGATGTATTATTCTGACGGAGTGTCCTGGACAAATAATAGAGTTGTAACTACCACTAGTACAGAGACTTCTGACTTAGCCACCATAATTGGAAACACTCAGTTAACTTATTCTGTGAGTGCTTTAGATTATACAACAGGAAGCACCGCAGACTTTAATGATGCAAGGAAAATTATCAGACTATCTAGTTCTGCAGGTGTACAAGACGATATTGTCTTAAGAGCGGGCAATGGATTAACAATATCTAAAGACGACGACGAGATTACTTTTAATGTAAACTTCTCTGCTATAACATTTGGGCTTTCTGCAGAAGAAGCCACAGGAACTAATGCTAAATTAAGACTAACTGGAAGTGACGGCTCAACAGACGATGTCACTTTTGCAGGTGCGGACGGCATCAGCGTGGAGAGAACGACCGATAGTGTCATAACCATTAGGTACGCTCCAGCTGCTGGAACTGAATACACTGACGAAGACGCCCAGGATGCAGCAGCGGCCATGCTTGTCAATGGGTCTCATACTAACATCTCCTTTGTATATAATGATGCTACAAATACAATAGATGCCACTGCTTCAGGAGGCGGAGGAAATGGCGGAGGAGCCATTTACAGCTTAGACGGTAGTAATACTACAAGTAATAACGCAATCATCACCCTGACTGGCACTGACAGCACAAGTGATGCTATTGAAATCGCAGGTGGTGGAGGTACTTCTATTAACTGGGATGGCGCAAATAGCAAGATAGAAGTATCTAGCACTGCACCCGTCCAGTCTGACTGGAACGCTTCGAGTGGGCTAGCGCAGATCTTAAATAAGCCAACAATCCCTCCAGCATATACTTTACCTATTGCAACTGGTTCTGCACTCGGAGGCATTAAGGTTGGTGCTAACTTAACAATTAATCCTACTACGGGAGTACTTGATGCTAACCCTGGATCATACACTCTTCCAGCGGCTACCTCTTCTACTCTCGGAGGAATTAAAATCGGTACTGGATTAAGTATTGATAACAACGGAGTAGTAACGGTATCTCAAGGCGGGGGAACTCCTCTACAGACAAGGAGCACTATAACAAAAACTACTTCTTCTCTATCTCCGCATTCCTTTGAAGAGGTTACGTTTACAAACGGATTTAAAACCTATTCATTGTTTAAATTGACAACATCAGAAGAAGCTTGGGTCAGGATATATGTAGATCAGGCTTCTATGCAAGCCGATCGTACCAGGAGCGAAGGTAACGACCCAGGACCCGGTTCAGGTGTAATTGCAGAGGCTCGTGTTAATGGCACTCAGTTATTTACTCCGGTGCCGACAGGATTTAATAATGATAATCCCGTATCTAATAATATTTACGCGTCTATTACAAATAGAGGTTCCTCTGCTACAACCATAGATGTTACCCTCACATTACTCCGATTAGAGGCTTAGTATAGTTGAAAGTAAATAAAATAAGTATTCGCTCATTAAGATGGCAATTGTAAAATCAGTAGTTGATGTAAATAGTGGAAACTCTGGTTGGGATAGAGCTGATGTAATTAATGCTCTAGAAACAGTTTTTTCAAACTTAGGATGGCATAGCGGAACCGCCGCCGCTGGTGTACCTTCAAGGGTAGAGAGTCCAACAGGATCGACAAGTGTTGGTAATTCTTCCTGGGCGCAGATTGGTGGCCCCCCGGCTTCAGAGCCAAGGGGAACAACAAACAAATATTTTAGAATTAGAAATATAAGTAATTCTAGTTATAGAGTGCTAGAGGAGTTTTATACTGGTTGGAGTAATAATAATATTACTGAGAATACCATCGAGCTCAACTATTTTCATGATCTCTCTACAGGAGATGCTATCCACTGGGCTCCAGGAGAAACAGATAACTCTCTCAATTTAAATGGCCTTACTTTAAATACGATATATTATGTAATTGTAGTTGATAACCGGAACATTAAATTAGCAACCTCTACATCAAATGCCTCAAATGGAATAGCCGTTGATCTTTTGGGATCTACGACAGGCCCTAATTCAGGCTATGCTGGTAATAGTTCTACAGTTTCGTTCTTCAGGACTTTAGATACTAGTGCCAATGATAACGCAACAATCACCGCTTTGCAAGGAGATTATCTTACTTTTTACGTAGATGATCAGAGTGGCGGAGACTTATTCCTGCTAGGAAACACAGATAGCTACGACTCAAATAAGCTTCTTACGGAAGCTAACATGGGTAGTTTTCAGTATAGAAGTGATCCAAGCGGTAACGGAACATCGACGATTACGTGGTCAACTCAAGCATGGCAGCAAACAGAGCTTAATAGCGGTCTAGAAACAGTGCATCCTAGCGGACAAAAAAGAGAGACTATTAATAGCGTCTATACAAAATATATGTATGGCAGTGATACCCACAGCGCCATGAAGGGCGAGATTGTCTTACTACCCTCTATAAGGGCGTATTCTGCCGTGTATCCTCATTGGAACTATACTGTCCCGGCTTCTGGAAGTAGATCAGAACTAAAACTTAGAGTGTATAGGCAACCAACTAGATATAGTTATACAGGATCAATTGCGTTTATTGAGCTCTTATCCACAGGATCCGGCTGGAGTAATCAGCAAGTTTTCACGATACCTGGAGAGTCTATAGGAGGAGTAGCAACTACAAATGATATAGTCTTCGGAGTTAAAAACACGGGAAGTACATCTTCAGGGGATGGTACTCCTGAGATCTTTGTAACGAATGTAGGTGCTGGGTCTAGTTTTTATCAGAAGCACGATGACGGGGCATTTGGTATATTAAGGACTACAAATGACTCTAGTAAGACGTATGGAACTAGCTTTTACACTTTTTCCACAGATACAAACGAGATAACTAAGCTCTATATTGATTCTGGTAGTGGATGGGACTTTTTAAATAAGGGCGGCACTTCCTATGGATCTAGCACCGATGACGGAACCACTAATTACGGATGTTTCACCGGTGTTGACGGAAGTGATAGGCAGGGTTCTCGTAAGTATATCGCTAGGAACGATAACTCATACACATATATAAACATAGCCTCTTCTGTTTCTCCTACTTCTTACCCGCTAAGTATCAGAGTATATAGGGCTCAAGCTCCTCAAGACTCTAACTTTGCTATCATACAGTTTACTCAGAATATTAGTGGGGCTGTTATCCCGTTTGGAACATTTACAATACACAAGGGTCAGCTTTTTGGATCTAATATCTGGGACATGGACCATGTTTATGTAGGTTCCTTTACCACTTATACAACAGACACTAGGTCCGTGTCGTTTAAATATCAGATTCCTGGTTACCATAGTTACTACGATGGACCAGCAGAAGAACCCACCACACAATATAGTAAAGCTAGAGATGCTTCGTATGGATATTTAAGGGATGGCGATGGTAGTAATATCTATGCCGCAGAAATGGTAACTAAGTTTGAATCTAACATAGATACAAGAAATTCAGAACTCGGATCCGCTAACGTTACGTACTATAGAAACTCTACTTACGACGGAGATGTGTCCTCTAGTGCAGATTACTATAAGCCCATAAAGGGAATACCAATCTGTAATAGCTTTATACCGTGTCCATATTATCTTCCAGATGATTTTGTGCTCTTACAATTCTCTACAGTACCTGGATTAACAGAGTTCAGACCTGGAGACACAGTTACAGTTAGCGCCTCCGAAGTTTACGAAATTGTTTTAGCGGGTTATAGTACTTCTCAAAATGGACTAGATCAGATAGCCAATAATAACTCTATTGGCTTGGCGCTCATGGCGAGGACTACCTGATGGCCGCTATAAATTTATCAGAATCTCCTTCAGCAGCAATAGATGGCTATGAGGATCTTAAGAGATTTAAACAAACAACTGCGGCAGGATTTATTACCCCAGTGTTTTCTGGTGTAGGAAGACCTGTTGCATCTTTCAATTACAACATTTCTGATTTAGAGGTTTCTAGTGCAACTCCTAGAAACTCCTTTAGAGGCTATCTACAAGGACGCAGACCGGCGGGAGGACAATTATACCCTAGAGGTGTTTATAATAAGTAATGAAAAATTCTGGAATTATCTCTGCTCTTTTATCTACTCAGAACGAGACAGATAGGCTATATAAGAGAATAGGAGGGCTAGATATTGAATTTTTTATCCAGCCTGCAAAAATTGATAGCGTCGATGATCCAGAGAACCTCTCAAGAGTTAGAGTGTTATTTGACGAAAATAGCACGGATGCAAAATCTGATTGGCTTCCTGTTCTCAATAGTGGCAAAGGCAAAATTAGCGCCCAGTTTCTAGGATCTAAATGCCTTGTTGGTACCGTATCTGGTAATGCTGATGAGACCGTAGTCTTAGGATTATACAATGATGCTAACTCGGACTATCTTATAACTGCAGCTCCAGTTGTCATCCCTACCCTAGACGAGGCAGACATTGCAAATTCTGTAGATCCAGGAGCGAAATGTTCTAGTGATAATGAAGGAAGAGTTTATCTTTTCTCTGACAACATGTCTCAGGATTTAAAGATATGTATAAGGAGAAACAATAGACAAACAGATCCCTCTGCTGATACTTGGGAGTGGAAGAACTTAACAAGAGGTCTTGTTATAGAAAAATCTACTGATCCTAAGCAGTTAGAGCAATCAAACGTGCTAGGTAAGCCTAAGCCTCTAGGTAAATGCTCTGAGGACTTAGAAGGGGAGATGGTTAACTTCTCCGAAGATAGAGACTTCAGACAATTTTTGTTGGTTTGTAGAAAAGATGAGAATAAAGACTGGACCTGGACTCCAGTGTCTACGACCCCTACATACTTCAAAACCACTCTTCCTAAGTGCACCGAAAAAATCCATGGACAACAGGCCATCATTGACGATGGTAATAATTCAGAGTTAGGTATCTGTATCCGTATGGATAGATCTATGAAGTGGGTTAAGTATGGAACAAGGACCGTGATTAAGTTTGCGGATAAACCCGACCCTCTTTCTAAGACCGATTTCCTTGCAACTGTTTCTCCTAACGCAGGATTGGTTACACAGGCCGCTCAGCTTGCGTCTGCTGCCTCTAATCCTCTAGGAAACTCTGCGTTAACATCCGCGGCATTAGACTTTGCTGGTACGGCGGCTGCTGGAATGGGAGGGCCTTTTATCCCAGCCGTTGCTTCTTTAGCTTCAGGTAACCAAGGGTTTGATCTTGCAATGGCCACTGGTTCCGAGATACTCGGTAAACAAGGTATATCTGTTCCTCAGCTCACAAGCGCCCTAGGAGATGTATCTAATTCTGCAAATCTACTAAGCAAATTAGGACCTGGTGCCGAAGCTCTACTCAAATCTGGTGAACTAGATCCTGCTAAGATTCTCTCTGCAACAGGATCGGAGTTTCTAACAAGCGGACTCGGTGGATTATCATTTGCCGACGCTGGGCAATTTAACTCGTTGCTTGTTGGCGGAGCCGGAGGGGCATTAGATGCGGCAGTTCAGTACGGACTAGATAAGATTACAGGTCCGGCGGGAGGAATATTTAAAGAAGCCATAGGTGGATTAGATTTAGCCAATGCTCCAGCAGCCATCTCTTCTATATTTGGCGGTGCTGCAGACGGAGGACTAGTAAGTGCTGTATCTGGGATCGCTGGGGGTCTTGATTTTGGAGGGATAAATGCTCCGGCTTTGGCAGGGCAGTTATTAGGCGGAGACCTAGGATCTGTGGCAGGTATCTTCCAAGACTTCTCTAATTTTAGCTCACTTAATTTCTTAGGAGGTGGATTACCGATGAGTGCCTCGTCGCTCCTTGGAGCGGCAGGACTCGGAGGGCCACTAAGTTTGGCCTTCCCTGGGGCAGGGTTGGGGTTATCTGTAGCTACCTCTCTCCTTGGCGGATCAAATCCGTTATCTTCGATCCTTGGAGGTGGTGGAGCGTTTGGAGCTTTAGGAGGATTGTTTGGCGGAGGAGGCGGACCTAGTTGCCCTTGCGAACCGGTTTGTAGAAAGGTTTCTCATGGGGTAGATAGTGACGGGAACAGACTACTGGATCCTGCGGGTAACCTTACTCTTAAGAACTCTAATGTGTACGGTAAAGACATTTTAAACAATAACAACACTTGCTTAGCAAAAGCAGAAGGACTTAGCTTTACAGGCATTGGCGGAGAATTGATCCCATCTAACCCACTTGATTTTACAAGTGTAATTAAGTCGATTCCTAGAGTAGGTGAGATGGCCAATAGCTTTGAGCAGGCCATTAGAGGCGGAGCAGAAGACGACGATTTAAAACTTGAAATGCAGTATACGTTTGAAGCCATTGAGAAAACGTTTAAGATGGCCGATAATAATATGAGCATGATGGAATGGATCGAAAAGCTCAATCTTATTGGTACAAGTGACTTTATGAATAACTTGATTGCCGATAAGGATGGGGGATTGTTAGGTAAAATGAGCGCCGATGACGTAGAACAATCCTTGGCAATCAAAGACTTATACCGCATGATAAAACAGCTTAACTCTGTTAAGAAGGGAGGATCAGCCAATATCGCTCCTACACCCGCCATCATCGCCACTTTGGCTAACCCTGGTACCATCCCCGCTTATTTTGCTAAATCAAAATCAAGGGCTCTACTTAACCTAATTAAAAATATAATAGAAGGTATAAACCTATTGGGCTCTCTAGACCCAGAACTAGGCGCTCCGTTCCAAGATCTAAAAACAACAAATACTGAGTCTAAAGTCCTAAAAGACTCAATATCTGCTAGAATGAGTACAAGTCAACCAGAAGAAGACAGTCTTAACTACGAATACAAGAACTACGGTCTATCGGACTTACCTGGATTTAGATCTCTAACTCCTAACCAACTAGACTCTGGAGATTTTGACACACTACTGGATCAAATAAACAATGAACAAGAAAGAGCTAGAAATAGAGAGGGAGACTGTAGCTGACATGCAAAAGAGGGGCAGTAGCCTCTCTTCCAAGGACAAAGAAGAACTGCTCAGATTAAAATGCAGGACAGACTTTGTTACTTTTGCAAAGATCATTACAGACTTACAGTTCAAATCGTATCCTGTCCATGAACTAATTTGTTCTTATCTTCAAAACATCGGAGACGGAAATAAGGACTATAAGTATAGTGCAATCTCTCTACCTCCAAGAACGGGTAAGTCAATGCTTATCTCGCGAATTTTTCCCGCTTGGCAGATGGGAAGAAGCCCTACTGCTCAATTTATTATGAGCTCGTATGCTTTAGGCCTATCTACAGAAAACTCTAGAGCTGTTCTTGATTTTATTACTTCTGAAAAGTTCTCTTGGATATTCCCAGAATGCGAGATTAATAAAGAGAAGTGCAACCTCACCGCTCTGAGGACAGAGAACGGAGGGTTGATTAAAGTCGCCTCTGCTGGATCGAGTGTTACTGGATTTGGTTACGGAGTTATCGATGATCAGGACCTTCCAGGTGTTGGGCTACTCGATGACCTTTTGGCTGATGGTAACTCGCTAACTGTTATGGAAAGCACGTTTAGCTGGGTTCAAGCTCAGTTCTTGACTCGTGGTTTGCCTAATCATGCAATTATTTCCATGGGCACGAGGTTTCATTGCGATGATGTCATTGGAAGACTACTTAATGCTGATAGGGCTAACTGGAAAGAACTTAATGTTCCTGCTATATGCGTTGATGAAGACGCAGATGCTTTAGGAAGAAAGTTGGGTGAGTCTCATTGGCCTGAATTTTTTCCCATAGAGAACCTTGAAGCTATTAAGAAATCGATCGGAGAGAAAGATTTCAACTCGTTGTACCAAGGACAACCTGCCGGTGATGCGGGGGCTATATTTAAGGAACATTGGCTTGAGACTTATCCCAAACAAGTAAAGTATTCCTATATTTACGCCACTATTGACACGGCCTACAAGGCCGATAGCATGAACGACTTCACTGCTATTTGCGTCTGGGGACTAGATAAGAGTAAAGGACTCAGGCTCCTTCATGTAGTCATGGAACGAATGGAGTTTCCAGATCTCCAGAAACTCATACCTAAGATTGTTAAGCAATGGAAGGTTAGATGCGTATATATTGAGGGAAGAGCCAGCGGAGTACCTCTGATTCAAACCTTGAAGTCTACGCTATCCATTCAAATAAAGGAACTCGTACCGTCTAAAGATAAAGTACTAAGAGCCAACTCAGTAGCGCCTTTAGTGGAAGAGGGATGTGTAAGCCTATATGAAAACATACCTAATCTCCAAGAGAGAATAAACGAACTTACTTCTTTCCCCTTCATTAAAAATGACGACTTCGTCGATGCTTTTGTATATGGTGTGACAGTATACAGAGACGAACTTATGGGAGGGTCTATGGCCTCTGGTGGCATAAGATCTTCCCTACCAAAGCTTACATATGATCCTAGCTCTAGAAAATCTTCTTCTATCGGGGCTTTACTAGGAGACAGGAGAAACGTACGAAACGCCGGAGGTGTGCGTTATCTTTAGTACGTGGTATAATTTACGTAGTTCTTAGTTTTGTAAGGTAAAACTACGAGCGCACGCGTTTTATTCTTACTTGATAATATCTATGACAGACAAACCTAATTTTAAGTATAGAGTAGTTTTCTTCAAGCAACCAAGTTGTGCTGCTTGTGAAGCAATGAAGCCTATATGGATGAAATCTGCGAATGAGATTGCAGAAGAGTACCCTCATTATGCCGTTGGATTTGGCGAATGGGACGTTACCTCAGATGACTGGGAGTTTTGCGATAAGATCGAATGTGATGGCACGCCTAACTTTGCGGTATTTAACGAAGACGGAGATCTACTTGGACTGAACACAGAGGGCATGCTTGCTACTGGTCAGCTAAAAGATTTTATTATCGGTGCCATTGAAAAATGAGTGATGTAAAGCAAAAAAGAATCAGGTCGAAAAGGGCCAGGGATAAGAGGGACGAGCATATTATCTCCCAGATGTGGAAGGCTGACCAGGTAGCAAGAAAGATCTCTAACTTTACAGGGCTTCCATTTGAAGAGCTTAGGGATGCAGCATTGGAATACATTGTACGTATCTATGATACCTGGGATCAGAGCAAAGGTGCTAACTTCTCTACCTGGGTCAATAGATGCTTGCAGTTCCACATGCTTAATTACCTCCGCGATAGTTCTAGGCTTGTAAAAATGCCAAGGTCGTATTCTGATCTATATCTAAAGATTAGGAAGTACCTGATTAAAAACCCAAATATTACAAATCAAGAAATTGCAGACGACCTGAAGATACCTGTTAAAAAAGTAGATACCGTGCGCACTGCTTTCACTATGAGTTTTAATCCTGTCACCGAACAAAATTGTATCATAGAGTCGACAGAAAATACAGAGACAAACTTCGGAGACCTTCTTACCAACCACAATGAGTTGTTATTTAGGATCACCGATCTAGAGTCCCAAGACGAGACTTTCCTGATTGATTACTTGGTAAAGAAGAGATCAGTGTCTACGCTTCTTCGTAAAAATCCTCATCTAAAAAACATCGATGATATTAAGAGCTATTCTACAAAGTTAATCAATTACGTATTATGGGCAGACAAGTCATTCGAGTCCTGGGACAAGACTATACAAAGACAGGGTTCGAGAAAAAGTGGTCAGAAGTCGTCAAAAACACAGAGTGTAACTACTTCGTAAGATCTCCAGACTATGACTTTGTTCATGAGGTTGTAGGAAAGATCGAGAAGTGGAAAACCCTGCACTCAAGAGTTGGATTAAAATACAAAGTGAGAAATAAGAAGTTTCAAGGCAGAGCAGTGAGAGGGGTGGTGATGATAACTCCTAGATCGAAAAGGGAGATATGGTTGGGAAAAGGAAAGATAGTCGAAGAACTGTTCCCTAGAAAGAAACCCATACCTGAATATAAGCAAAATAAAAAAGAAGCCCTAGTGGCACTGAGGCAAATCATCGAGCCTCAGATTATTTCGTACAGAAAAAGCGTGCTTCGTCAGTTACAAGGACCTATGGGTCATAAGATTAAGTGCGCTATGTCAAACCAGGTAATTAACGCCGGTGAGTTTCATATAGATCATAAATATCCATTTAAGAATATTGTCGAAGAGTTTTGCAGAGACTATAAGATAGATCTAGAAAACGTTGATGTATACTGCCGAGGGACTAAATGTTATCTTAGAAACACAGAAGTAGCCGAAGCGTTTTTTGATTATCATATGATGAACGCGTCTCTTCAGGTCCTTAATGCAACAGAAAACTTAAAGAAAGGATCGAAGTATTACGGTTAGGTTTTTAGTATATCTTCTCCAGATAGATCTACATCAAAAGCTTGTTGGAATATCTCATCGGCTTTTTGTGCAATAACTTCCCCTATGCCCTGAGCTGTAGTTTCGCTACTTAGCCAGGGTTTATTTTTGTCTACAAGAGGAGCATACGCCATTCTGTTATAGATCTTGTATACTCCTTCTGATTGTCTACCCACAAGATGACCTGCATATAGTCTTCCTGTAATCTGCTTAACGCCCTCCTCTTCGTACCTTCTCTTAAGGTAAGTTATTATAGGGCCTTCTTGATCTTGCTTCTCTAGAAATATCTCAAGCTCTCTTAAGGCGTTCTCTGCAATTACGACTAGCTTTTGTCCTTCGTCGTCATTTGCACTGACCTCCATCTCCATAGCCGCAACGGCCTCAACGTATCCTACAGAAAGGTCCTTTACATATTCAGAATACGACTGAGCAAGTTGCTCGGCTAATAGCGCTTTTACTGCAGGAAATTGGCTTTCTAATATTCTTTTTCTAGCTTCTTCTTTTGCAGTATCTCGAGCACCATCGAGAGCTATTCCTAAAACAACTCTTGCAAGGGCGCGGATAGGTATAATCATTTCAGGCCATTAAGTATATTTTGAGCAAATGCGTTTCTATCTGAATACACAGGGTTGCCAGGTCTTAAATAAACTCCGCCAAATTCTCTTACAGCTTGGTCTAATGTTATATCGTTCCTATTTAGGTAATTAATTAGGCCGGGATATTTTTTAAGCTCGTTAACAAAAAACTTCATCTGAGTTTCTCTGTCTGTAGGACTTGTACCGAGTTGCCTTGCATATTCCTCTAGGGCCGTTCTTCTAGATCCTTGCCATTGAAACACTCCTAAAGAAGCCCCACCATCTCCAATCGCTGTAGGGTCTAACCTAGCAAAACTTTCTTTCTGTGCGTTGCCTACAATAGCAGCTTGGCCTATATTAGATTTTACTCCAGCTGCATCTGCCGCATTAATCAAAGACTGAACGGCGTCTCTATTACTACCAGTATAGGTAAAGCTTCCTTTTGCATAAGAACTATTTACCGCGGAAGCTCTTGTATCAGAGTTAACTCCGGCCTGGTCTCTAGTTTTTGTGCATTCAGTACAAGAATTTTTTCCGTCAGGATAGAGGTAACATAGATCTCCAGCTGATCTTATATAATCATAGTAGCTCTTATATCCTTTGTAACTTTTATGCTCTTGCCAGCCTTGGACACTTACTCCATCTAAGTTCTTTTGATATGCCCAAGGAAGGTACCCATTAACTTTTAATCTTAAATCCCCTCTTTCCCAAGCGTACTCTACCTTACCAATATACCAAGACTTATATTTCTCAGCAATCCATACACCGGGTTCTATAGAGGAAGACTTGCCACTTGTAATCCATCTGTCGTAGTCTGTTACAAAAGACAACACCGTCCTTCCTGGCAAGATCCTAAGAGCTTTAGGCACTCCTTTGAACTCTGTTGTTATATTGATCGCGTTTTTATCTGCAGATCCAGCCTGGTTGCCATTTTTTGCTGCACCGGAATTGGATGATGTTCTTTCTGTATATCCCCCTCTCGCTCCATCGACGTCTTTGATTTCTTTAGGTATAGATCCTGCTTTTAAATGAGATAGTCTCATGACTCCTTCTGGAGTATTTATTTCTACGTTATATCCGTATCCATCAGGATCTAATACTCCTCTATCAGCATCTCTAATAGTAGCTCCTCCCTGCACAAACAAGGGAGTTCCTTCGGCTCCGGCTAAGTCTACTCC